ACAGTATCAGACAGACACGCCAGGGTAGTAATCGCACCGACCCGACTGACAACAACACTGATGTGAGTGAATACAAGATTATCTGGGTGCATTTCAACGTGATTGAAGTCGATGGCGTGGATCATATGTACTACACGTTAGGTACAGAACACGTTTTAAGCACTCCTGCGCCGCTGAAAGACCAATATTGGCACGGTAAACGCCCATTTGCGCTTGGTAGTGCCCTGATTGAATCACACAAGGCTTATACCAGCGCACCGGTGGAATTGGTACACGATCTGCAGGTGGAAATTAACGAAATCGCCAACCAGCGTATTGATAACGTTAAGTTCGCGATGAATAAACGTTACTTTGCCAAGCGCAATGCGCAGGTCGATATTCGCAGTCTGACCAGAAATGTACCGTCATCCGTGACATTGATGAACGATATTGACGATGTGAAGGTATTGGACACGCCGGACGTAACAAGTTCTAGCTATCAGGAACAAGACCGCTTAAACCTAGACTTTGACGACTTAGCCGGTGCATTCAATGGTTCAAGCGTGCAATCCAACCGCAAACTGAATGAAACCGTGGGCGGCATGACGCTATTGAGCGAAAGCGCCAACGAGATCAGTGAGTATCAACTGCGTACTTTCGTGGAAACATGGGCAGAAAAGGTTATTACACAGTTAGTGATGCTGGAACAACAGTATGAAACTGACCAGACCATCCTTATTTTTGCCGGTACGAAGGCTAAATTATACGAAAAATACGGTATTTCTGACATTACCGATGAATTACTAGAGCGCAATATGTTGGTGCGCGTCAATGTGGGCGTTGGTTCTACTAATCCGCAGGCACAGTTTGAGCGCTTCACGATGGGTATGCGTACCCTGGCTGAAATTGATGCTTCCAGTGTTGGCAGAAAAATCAATGTTGAAGAAGTCACCAAGGAAATTTTCGGTAAATTGGGTTACAAGGATGGTCAGCGCTTCTTTAATGATGCTGATGGCGATCCTCGTGTGGCTGAACTTGAACAGAAATTGCAGGAATTACAGGCCGCACTTGATGCGAAACTTGATCCGGCAGTGCGTGATGCTACCGTAGCGAAACTACTGGCAGAAGCAGACTATATCAAGTCACAGAAAGTCAGCAAGAACGTGGAAACACAGTTTAGCGCGATGCAAACAGGCCAGATTGTAGCGGCAACACCAGCCGTTGCACCGGTAGCTGATGAAGTATTGAAAGGCGCAGGCTGGACACCGATTGCCGGTGATGGCGTGCAAGCCACAGACGTACCGGCGACTGCCGTGGGTACACCAATGCCTGATATTAACCAGAACACTTCGCCATTGCAGCCAGCCGTACCAGCAAGCCCGATGACCGGCATTGAAACAGCGGCGGCAGATGGTGTGCAGGCGTTAGCTGATGGCGGCATTATCGAGCCTGGCAATATCGACCTGAATAACCGTCCTATTGTGAATAACCCAGACGGTTCTATCAGTACCGTGCGCAGCATGAGTTTCAATGATGGTCAGTATGAAGTGCTGATTCCAACCGTAGCCAGCGATGGCAGCGGTATTCTCGATAACGATGCGGCAATTCAGCAGTATGTTAAGTCAGGTCAGCATTTAGGCAAATTTGATAATCCAATGAATGCCGATGCTTTTGCACAGCAATTACACCTACAGCAAGAACAGCAATACGTTAATCCAATGCAGGCCAAAGCGGATGGTGGTGCGGTACAAGGCGTAAGCCCAACCACTACCGCTGATAACGTTCCAGTAATGGCAACTGCAGGCGAAGGCGTGCTGAATGTAGAGGCAATGGCCTTACTTGGTGAAGATACACTGAATAAACTAAATGAACTTGGCTTACTGCTAAGACAGATGCAGGGCGGTGAAGAAGCGCAGGAAGTGGAAGGCGCACAGCAATTTGCAGACGGCGGTATCGTGCAAGGCATTAAAGACGGCCTGCATGAACTGATGACAGGTGCGAAAGCGCGTGCAGAAGAACAGCGCCAGCGTGATGCCGCACCTAAACAAGAGCCTGCAAAGACCTTACAAAAGCGAGTAGAAGAAGCGGTATCAACGCCAGCAAGCAGATCATTACACGAAGCATTTTCCACACCGCCTGATACTTCAATGGAAACCAAACGCAAATGAGCCAAAACCAGCAGGAACTAAACGAGATTCAAAAGAAAATCGCTTTGGGCTTTGATGTTGAAGCCTTCTTTAATTCTGATTTGGGTAAATACCTGTTAGGCCGTGCCGCTGCTGATGCGATTCAGGCCATTGACGAACTGAAAAGCATAGCCCCGACACAGACCGAGCGCATCAGAACCTTGCAAGGCATTATTGCCCGTTCAGAAAACTTTGAATTATGGCTAAAGGAAGCCTTTATTGTAGGCCAATCCAGTGAAGAACAACTAGACCAGATGAATAGACAGGAATAAACGCAGCATTCAGCTACGTTGCAACCAAGCCACCTTAACCGGTGGCTTTTTTTATGGAGTAAAGCAATGGCTAAAAATAACGCTACCCAATCGGGCGTGTTGGAAAACGAAACAGAAACAGGGGTGCAGGCTTCACATAATCCCCGTTATGACTTCATGGAACAACTCGCTAATAACAATCATGAAGTGATCCAAGCCGAGTTAGCCGAACAAGGACTAGCCGAGCCAAAATCAGAAGCCGCCGCAGCGCCAGAGCCTGCCGCAGAGAATACCAGCGCACCACACGTACTGACCGAGGATGAACTTGCCAGTTATCAGGTGCGCACCAAGATTGACGGACAAGAACACCTGATGCCAGCGGCAGAGGCGTTGCGTGTCTATCAAAAGGACGCAGCCGCCTCAAAACGGCTGGATGAAGTCGCCCGAAGAAATGCAGAACTTGACCGGCAAGAAGCAGAACTACGCCAGCGAGAAGAAGCATTAAGTGCAATTCCTAACAACCCAACTGCTAATCCATCCTCACTGGACGATCAAGCGAATGAGTTAGTTAGTGCCTTGTACGAAGGCGATGAAGAAAAAACCAGAGAGGCGGTGAAAAAGTTATTGGGGGAACGTCAACAGGCTATTCCGCAACCACAACTTGACATTGACCAAGTAGCCGACCGTGCGCGTCAAAAAATGCAGGATGACGTGGCAATGAAGGCTTTTATCGACAATTACCAGGACGTTGTGACTGATCCGTTCTTGGTTCAAATGGCAGATACCCATCGCGCACAAGCGTTGCGTGACGGTAAACCGCTGGATGAAGCCTTGACCTATGCAGGCGATACCACACGCGAATGGCTGAAAGCCAAGGGCGTAACGGTAACAGCAAATGACAGGGAAGCCCGTAAAGCCGCCCTTGATCATGTGCCAGCCGCCAGCCAGAAAACAAGTGTGCCTGAAACAGCCACAGACAGCGAAGCAACTGCATCCGACACCATCCGTGCGATGCGTGAAGCGCGTGGCTTACCCGTTTAAACAAGATCAATAAGGAGTATTAATCATGGCAGGTCAACAAGTATGGGGTACTAACAGCTTAGGCGGTTATATGTACTCACTCAATTTATCAAAGGTTTTGCGCAATGCCGTACAACCAATGGTGAAATTCCGTCAATTTTGCGATGCAAAAGACGCAACTCAACAAGGCAAAGGTAAAGGCGACAAGTTCCATTGGAACGTGTACAGCGATGTAGCTACTCAAGGTGGCGCACTGGCTGAAACCGATGTAATGCCTGAAACAAACTTCACAATCACTCAAGGTGAACTGACTATTACAGAATACGGTAACTCCGTCCTGATTCATTAAGAGCGGCAACTTACTTTCTTTTGTGAGTTATCCAATGACAATTAAAGCAAAGAGTAACAACGTTAGTGGGGTCAAAAATACGGGTTCTATCATGCTTGATATAAACGATATGGTGAACTTGAAGAAAAGAATCTTCATCAAATCCAATATCGTCAGATATTCCGCAGTGCTGACACGTATAGTTATCACGTTTAAGTATCGCTTTGCGAAACTTAGCGTAAGCCTTATTACCGCCTTTGCTACGAAGTTTAGTGCCAAATTTTTCTGAAAAAGCACGAAAATCAAAATCTTTAGAAAACCAATCGGGGTTTTGTTCAGGATCATAATTAAAATGATCCACACCGCGAACGCCTTGCTTGGCAACAGAAGGATTTGTTTCCTTGCGTAACCCTTTATTCCAAGGGTCGCCACTTAATTGTTTCTTTCTACAATTAGGATGATGACCTCGTTTATATTCAGGGATTCGCAAACCGCCGCCTTCTGATTTATTTTTGTAAACAGGAAAAGCACTAAATGATTCGCCACAACCGCATTTGCAAACAACAGTTACACGGGCGAGTTGTTCTTTAGATATAGACATGACGTTCTCCTAAGTTGAGAACTTCCATGTTACCACAAACAGGTAAACTTGAAAATAGCGAGAATTGCTGGAAACCCCTAAGAGCCAATAGCACTACAACGTAGCCTGTAAAGGCAAGCGTGAATGTTTGAAAAGATATTGGATTGGGCAATCAGCAGCCGAGCCACTAAGGGATTAGTGGAAGGTTCAACGACTAGGGCATGGAGTGTAGAACACACAGTAAAGCCCCAAGAGTACGCTACCCGAAAGGGATGATATAGTCTGCTCTAACGTGAAAGCGTTAGAAGTATGGATAAAGAGCCATGCGATAACAAAAAAGTCCGTATTCAGGTAAATTGGATGACTTGTCAGAGCACCCAGTTAAAGAAGTGATCAACAAAGTGCTGAAAAACGATGCTAAAAAAGCATTCGATGCTGCTGCTTATGCGCAGTTTGCATTGACACCATTGGTGGTGACACCAACATCAGGCACTTCCACAACTGCCGTGACATTGGCAACTGACGGTACACCGCCAGCAACCAATAACGTAGCAATGGGTAAAAACCATATCAAAGCTATCGTGGACGTAATGAAGGAACGCAACATTCCACCTTACCAAAACGATGACTACTTTTCGATTGGTCATCCATCAACTTTCCGTACATTGAAAAATGACTTGGAAGCCGTGCATCAATACGTTGAAACCGGCTTCACCATGATCATGAACGGTGAGATTGGTCGCTATGAAGGCGTGCGCTTCGTTGAACAAACCAACGTTGCCAAGGAAACTTGGGTAAATGGATTGTCAAATTGGGCGTACTTCTTCGGTGAAGATACCGTGGCAGAAGGCATTGCCGTACCGGAAGAAATCCGCGGCAAAATCCCTAGTGACTATGGGCGCTCAAAAGGCGTTGCATGGTACTACCTTGGTGGCTTCGGTCTGGTGCATACCCTAGCAGCACAAGCCCGTATCGTGAAATGGGGTTCAGCAACCTAACAAACAACCGCCTTCGGGCGGTTTTTTCATTCTTGGCTTATCGTGCCTACTCACGCTGCCAAATAACTTCCTGTATGAGAGGCGTGCAGGATAAAGGAAACTGAAATGACAGTAAAAAATAAAGCCTACGACCATCCAGCCTACCAAGTGCCGGTTGTTTATTCATCTGGTACACCAGCAGGCGCAAATGGCGTTTCTCAAAAGTTTGCGGCATTCACTGCACAAAAACTTAAATCCGTTACTTTGGGTGTTAATACCGCCGGTACATCAGCGACGCAGCCGCTTTTGTACACTAAGAGTGGTACAGCAACCGCAACCGCTACCTTGTCTGCAATTACTTCTGCAGCCATTACACCTAAAAACAATGCGCTCAATATTACATTAGCGCAAGGTGATCAGTTCTGGGTAGCACATGGTACTGACGCATCTATTGCCTTATCAGTGGCAGTAGAAACTTACGTTGTGCCAGGTTCAGACTTGACAGCTTAACGCTGACATAGTTAAACGAAGGGGCGGCAATGTGTCGCCCCTTCTTTAGGAACTATTATGGTCTGGGATATTAAAGCACCACAAGGTAATGAAGCCGCAAAAATCAAATGGGATATTGTTGAATACACCGCAGGGCGCGGCCTAGACTTAGGTTGCGGTCTATTCAAGACTTTCCCTCATTTTATTGGTGTCGATAACGGGCATCATTGGGGCAATCAAGGTGTCGATGTAATGGTCGATACCTGCGAGGATTTGAGCATTTTTGCTGATAACAGCATGGACTTCATTTTTAGTTCGCATTTACTTGAACATATTACGGATTACGAGGCGGCACTGAAAGAATGGTGGCGCGTCATTAAGCATGGCGGCTATCTGATTCTATACCTGCCGCATAAAGAATACTACCCAAATGTTGGACAGCCTGGCGCTAATCTAGATCATAAACATGACTTTATGCCGGTAGATATTAAAAAGGCTATGCTAAAACTTACAGGCAACTGGTCGTTATTAGTCAATGAAGAACGCAATGCCGGTAATGAATACAGCTTTTTTCAGGTTTACAGGAAAAGCGGCACAGGGAAAGGCGACTTTAGTAAGCTAAATGTATTAAAAACACGGGCTAAACCACAGGCCGCAGTTTGCAGGTACGGCGCTTATGGTGACGCAATCCAAGCATCCAGTGTGATTGCCGGACTGAAACGGCTAGGCTATCACGTCACGTTCTATACCGCAGCACAGGGTTATGAAGTGACCAAACACGACCCGCATATTGATAAGTTCGTGGTGCAAGGCAATGACCAAGTACCAAACCATGAATTAGGCCAGTTCTGGGCGCACCTTGCCAAAAAATACGACAAGTTTGTAAACCTGTCTGAATCAGTAGAACGTAGCTTGCTGGCCTTGCCTAATACGACACAATTCAACTGGTCGCAGGAAATGCGCCACAAGTATTTAGATTGTAACTATCTACAGTTTCAACACGATATAGCGGATTTGCGGCACGCAACGCATGATCAACTGTTTTATGCCAGTGATGATGAAGTAGCGTGGGCAAAAAAACAGTATGAAGTATTAGGCGGTTATGTTGTTGTATGGTCGCTGTCCGGTTCTGCTATTCACAAGGTTTATCCGTGGATGGATGACGTGATTGCCAAGGTATTGTTACAGTACCCTGATTTAAAAGTGGTACTGGTCGGCGGTGCAGATGAAGCAATGCTGCAGCAAGGATGGGAAGGCGAAACTAGGGTAGTGAAGCGTGCCGGTGCATGGACAATGCGGCAGTCAATGGCATTTGCGCAGGTTGCGGATATGGTGATCGGTTCGGAAACAGGGTTACTCAATGCCGTAGCGTTTGAACCAAATGGCAAGATTGTCCTGTTGTCGCACAGTTCCGCACACAATTTAACCCGTGATTGGGAAAACACGATTGCACTAGAGCCTGAACATACACCATGTTACCCATGCCACCAGATGCACTATACATTCGATACCTGTACGCAATATGGTACGTCCGGCGTGGCCTTGTGCCAGGCTAATATCAGTGTTGATCAGGTGATGGATGCTTTTCATAAACTCACTAAGGAATAAATCATGAAAGACAAAGACACAATGCAAGAATCCAATGCAGGCATTCATGGCGGCACGAATGGTGCGCTAGGCGGCGCAAGTGCAACTGACCTGCAAAAAGGCTTTATCCCTGAACAGCCAGCCGTAGAAAAGAATGAATGGGATATGCCGATGTTACATGAAGAAAAACCAAAAGATGGCGGCTTTGTAGGTCGCCCCGAAGGTTGGGAACGCTAGACCACACTTTAATTAATCAGGAGTAATCAGCATGAAAAACTTTCCAAGACCAGACGGTACAGGCGTTGTACAAGGCGATACCAAACCAATGCCGGATCGTGGCGTGAATACCGGTGTCACTGACACTTATGGTAGTAACCTCGACCAAGGCTACGACAATGGCGGCAGCATTAAATCAAGCACGCAAAGCGACAAGTGCGAAAAAAGCGATTAATGCTTACTTATCAAACTCACGGGAGTACAAACATCATGGCAGCACCAAAGAAATCAGCACCAAAAGCAGCAAATGCAGATGGTTCATTAAGCGATAATCCAGTAAAAGGCGGCGCAAAGCTAGACCGCAACAAACTATTTTATGACGTACACAGCGGTGGCAATGTGAAATTTGAACAAGACGGCAAACTGTTCAATCTCGAAGGCAATCAGGTTGATCTTGACGGTAATCTGGTTAAAGGTAGGGTTTCTAATGTATCACCACAATCTGATCTTGGTGATGCAGATCCAGACGCACTCACTTCTGGTAGCGTTGGGGCTACAGGTGATGAAAAAGGTGATGCCAATGGCGGCAATCCTGATGCAGAAAAAACCGATGGCATGACCGAAGATGACCTGGCTGCACTAGGCGGTAAGTAATCATGACCTTGCGCGAAATCATTGAACTGGTACGCAATGAACTGGACGATGCCACCGGTAAAAATCTATGGTCAGATGAAGAACTGATTGAATACGCCGTAGATGCCGAAAATGAAGCCAGTATTCGCGCACGCTTATTGATTGATTCAACTACAGCGGAAGTCACCCAGATTGCGGTAACTGCCGGTAATCCGGTTTTAACGCTGGATAGCCGTGTGGTATTCATTCGCCGAGCCAAGTTAGCGCTAGACGATTACAAGTTAGGCCGTGCGCAAATGCGTGACCTTGACAATGCCGTGGTCGGATGGGAAACAGAAACCGGTACACCGGAACTGTTTGTTACTGACTACGAAACAGGCAAAATCCGTTTATATCCAAAGCCAACTGTTAATGACACTCTGAATTTGACAGTCATTCGTATGCCATTGACCGATATGAATGCAATGGACGATACGCCGGAAATACATTCACGCTATCACCGCAACTTACGCTACTGGATCATGCACCGTGCTTACATGAAGCAGGACACGGAAACCAAGGACGCAGGCAAGGCCAAGGAAAACTATGACCTGTTTGAATCCATATTCGGCAAGCGTAGTTCTGCCGTGGATGAAGAATGGATTGCACGCGAACAGATGGGCGATGATTTTAACGGGGTGTATTAATGGCTGACTTCAAAGCATTCCAAGGCTTACGCAATGATGTAAGCGCAGAACGCTTTGCGCCTGCTGATCTGGCAGTGGCAACCAATGTGAATTTGGACAATAGCGGCAAGCTATTAAGCCGCGATGGTTATGTAAAGAAAATCAGCGCTGCCGTGCATTCATTATGGGCGCATGGCGATATTTGCCTGTATGTGCAAGGTACAACACTGAAACGCTTGAATAGCGACTTAACCAGCAGCGTGACCGTGCGCAGCGATTTAAACAGTGGCCTCGTCATGAGTTATGCCGAGGTGGACAACAAGATTTATTACAGCAACGGCACGCAGACCGGCATTTATACCAGTAACGGCAATCGCACATGGGGCATCGTACCGCCGGTATTTCAACCATTGGCAACTAACGCTTATGGCGATATGTTTGCCGGTACTTATCAATATGCTTTAACGTATTTGCGCGAGGACGGGCAGGAATCAGGGACGGGAATCGCAGACAAAATCGAGATTACAACAGGCGCGATCACATTCAGTGACATACCGGTGTCGCCTGACCCGACAGTGACCCACAAAGTTATTTACCTGACAGAAGCGAATGGCGAGGTGTTATACCGTGCATTGATATTGGTGAATGAAACAACGAGCGCTAATTACAATGGCGGCATAGTACGCACCCCGTTAGATACCCAATTCTGCCAGCACGCGCCAGCCGGACAATTAGTGCGTTACTTTCAAGGCCGTATGTATGTGGCGCAGAATCAGTGGCTATATTATTCAAAAGGCTATGGTTACGAGTTATTTGATTTGCGCGATTACTTTGGTTTTACCAGTGCAATTACGATGGTCGCACCAGTGCAGGACGGTTTATTTATCGGCACGGAAACTGAAACTTACTTTTTAGCCGGTACGCAGCCGGATCAGATGCAGTTAATTACTAAATCCAATGTTGGTGTCGTAAAAGGCACATTGACTTATGTTGCCAGCAACCAGGTTAAAGGCTTGGATAATGTACCGAAACAAAGTGTACCGGTATGGGCTTCACACGCAAGTATTGTCGTTGGCATCAGCGGCGGCACAATCATTGATTTAACCCAAGACCGCTACACGATCGGCAAAGCCAACGAAGGCGCGGCATTATTCCGCACCGTCAACGGCATAGACCAGTACATCACCGTTTTACGCAGTTAGCAGTACCCGTTCCACACACACCGCCGTTTGGCGGTTTTTTTTCGTCTATTTACCGCCGTTTGGCGGTTTTTTCATTTTAAGGAAACGATCATGACAGTACGTTTATCCAACGCGCTACGCAATTATGTCAACGAGCAAGGTTCACTCAAACACGCTTTGCAAGGTGGTAAATTGCTGGTTTATTCAGGCGCACAGCCTGCAACCCCAGAAACAGCACCATCAGGCACATTACTTTGCACTTACACCGCGTCAAGTGCTGCACATACCGCAGAAGTATTGGCAGTAGGTACAGTGACATTATCTACCGGTGCATCCGGTTCAGTCGATACGATTACCGTGGACAGCGTGGACATTCTGCCAGCCGCCGTACCATTTAACACTTCATTGGCACAGACCGCTTTAGATTGCATTACCGCAATTAATAAAGCCTCAACCAGCCCTAAATACAAAGCATCAAGCGGTGGCAGCGGTGTTATTAATATCACCGCAGCGCGTGGCGCAGGCGCAGAAGCCAATGGCTTAGTGGTATCAGGTACATTCACGACCATTACCGGTTCATACGGCAATATGGCAAGCGGTGTGACACCGGTAAACGGCCTTAAATTTGGCGCTTCATCTTCTGGTGTATTAAGCAAAGATGACGCACAAACATGGTCAGGCGTGGCAGCAGCCAGCGGTACGGCAGGGTGGGCGCGTTTTGTGGGTGCGGTGGCTGATTCAGGCGCGGCAGATTCTACCGATAGCCAGGTGCGTATTGATATGTCAATCAGTACCAGCGGTTCAGATTTAAACCTGACTTCTACCGCGATTGCCGCAACAGCTACGCAAACAATCAGCGGATTTGCGATTACCCTACCAGCCAGTTAATAAAGCAGTTCATGCAGTAAGTGGGCGCTTCATGCGCTCACTGTTTCAACTTTCATGGAGTGATTTATGTCAAACGGTGCGGCAGCAATTTTATTACCAAAGCTATTATTAGGGATTTCAGCCCCTAATACCCCGATTGCAGGGGATGGTACAGCCAGTGTATCGCTACCAGCATTATCACTTGAAGCCACAGATTATTATGCCTCACTTCCGGCTTTCACATTAGAGGCCAGCGGTGTCGGCGGCACTACCACAGACGGCACAAACGTAGAGAAAGACTTACCTGCCTATACCCTAATAGCCAGCGGTGTTACCGAAGTATCAGGCAGCGCCAGTATCAGTCTGCCGGTATTCAGCATCAGTGCTTATTCTGATTCATTCGCAGCGTTCTCACTGCCAAAATTGTCTATCAGTGGTTCAGGACTGAATGGCACAAACGGCACATTCAACCGCCAGATTCCCGCCTTATTATTATCCGCATTTTCCAGTACCGAAAACTTAGGCAGCGCGAATATACGCACCGGCGCACTGGTAATTGTTGCCGAAGGTGACGGCGGTACGAGCGGATCACTGGCACGCACTTTAGCCAAATATGGCATTACAGCCAACGGTGAAAGCGGCACAGACGGCACAAGCGCATTCAGTTTACCAAGTTTCACACTCGCCACCGAAGGCGCAGCCAACAGTTTAGGCACGGCAACCATCACCCTTCCAGCCTTGCAACTACTCGCCAATGGTTACGCCAGCAACGATAACGATACTTACAATATCTACACGCTCAATACCAATACCGCAGGCTTGACCAGTTATTCCAACTTCAATTTCAATTCGATGACCATGTTTAACGGTACGGCACTTGCTGCCGGTGATGGTGGTATTTATGCGCTATCCGGCACGCTGGATGATACCGCAGATATTACCAGCAACATTAGCCTGGGCATCTTTGATTTTGACAGCGCACAGTTAAAACGGGTACATGAACTGTATTTCAACTACCGCAGCAATGGCGATTTGACCGTGACCGTAACGCTAGATGACAACGAACAATATCTATATGAACTGGACGCAACCGGTGTTGATGGCATCTATAACAACCGCTTGAAACTAGGGCGCGGCCTCAAAGCACGGCACTGGCAAATCAGCATTGAAGGTGTCGGTGCAGACTTTGAATTGAACAGTATTGCTACCGAACCAATCCCATTAAGCCGCAGACTATGAAAGAACTAGGTGTAGTCAGGCGCAGGCTATCCGGCAAAGAAGCCGATCCGTATATTGGCATAGGCCGCAAGATTCTGGGTGAAATGAAGAACATCATGCAGATGGGCGGTATCAAGCAGTTATCTTGGACAAAAGACTTGCAGAACGGCGTACGGATTGTGGTGTCATCTATCTTTGGGCAGGATGAAGTCAGGGTATTAGTGCCTATCAACAATCCGTTATCCGTTGCCAATAAACTGGTATTTGATAATGAAAGCAAGGTGCTGGCAATCGTGGGTTATACCATGATCAACGGCATCAGTCATGCAACCTTATGGCTGGATGATGACGAGCCAATAGATTTGGGATTTATCAGTGGCAGTGCTGCCGATAATGCAACCTATGGCAGTGAGGCGCTTGCCGTTTCAGCAGACGGCAGGGTGGTTGTTGGTTCGTGCAATGTGTTTGAATTTGGTGAGAATACGCTTCATGCGTTCAGATGGACAAGAGAAACAGGAATGCAAGACCTTGGCACTCTGCAGAATGATCACCCTGAATTTGGTGCTTTAATTAGTTATGCCAACGGCATATCTGATGATGGCACGGTTATTTCAGGCAGTAGCCAAGAAAATATCGGTGACGGTTCATATCAGCGTGCTTTTAGATGGACAGCAGAAACAGGTATGGTGGGCATTGGCGGCAGAGGCGGTTATGGCGACCCGATCATTGGTGCAAATATCTCAAGAAATGGTCAATACATCGTAGGCCGTGCCAACAACACGCACTTTACTTTACAAACCACAACGTTCAGGTATGCCAATAATGCTTGGAAGTTAATGCCGTTCTTAGCCGAAATCGGTAACGATCTTCATGTGCCGTATGCCGTTTCAGATAACGGTGTCGTGGTCGGCTATGCCGGATTTTTTGCAGAAAATAAACACGCTTACCTATGGTCGCCGGACGAAGGAAGGAAACTAAGCCTTGGTATTGACACCTTGGCGACTGACATTAGCGCAGATGGTGGCACTATATTATTGACCGGCACATATCCTGCTACAACAAATTCATGGTTATGGACAGCGCAGCAAGGGCGCGTGGATATTGGTGTATTTGGCGCTTATGGTATGTCTGAATATGCTGATTATATTGTTGGTTCACGCAACGTAAATTTATCCAATGAAGAAGCAGTCAGATGGTCGCAAGGGGATGGTATCGAGGCGCTCAAGCAACTGCCAGGCCATCAGACCAGCAAAGCCAATCGCGTCAGTTATGTATCAAGCAAACGAACCCTAGAAATTGAATATTAAACACAACCGCCACAAGGCGGTTTTTTTACGCCCATTGAAGGAGTAACAAATGCCAATCGGATTAACAGGTGACGCAAACAGTTTGGTGCAGGCGGGATGGGCGCAAGCACAGACCTACGCATCAACTTCCTACAGCGAGGCCACCAGTTTCTTAGGTGAAATTGAAAACGCCGGTAATCAATTACTGGATATTCCTGATATTACCGTTGACGTATTGCCGGTATCAACATCAATCACACCGGTCACATTGCCAGATGCACCGGTTGCGCCGGACTTGAACACAGACTTTCCGGCAGCGCCTACAGAACCGACACTGACCGATGTAAGCGCATTGACCATTCCTGATGCGCCTATATTCACCGCTGCATTGCCGGATATTGACTTGAATATCGCCCCGCCTTCTGCGTTAGTGGCTGCATTGCCTACCGCACCTGAACTGGATGCGATTGTCATGCCGGACGTACCGACCATTACCTTACCTTCTGTACCAAGTGCATTTGCTATTAATCTGCCTGACGCACCGTTACTCACCATTGCCGATTTTAATGACACGCTGGATGACCTAGCCAGCCCACCAAGTGGCACATTTACGTTTGTTGAACCTGCCTATTCCAGCACTTTATTAGACGGTCTGAAAGCATTTTTGGCTGAATGGGTGAATGGTGCAGCCACCGGTTTAGATCCTGCCGTGGAACAGGCGATTTGGGATCGTGCGCGTGAGCGTGAGGATTTAAGCGCTACCCGTGCCATTGATACTATTCGCAGCAATATGGCAGGCCGTGGCTTTGCCGTACCGCAAGGCGCAATGCAGACTGCAATTCAACTCGCAATGCAAGATGCGGCGAACAAAGACAGTGGACTTTCCCGTGAGGTCATGCTTAAACAAGCAGACTTGGAACAACAAAATAGGCAATTTGCGGTGACAACAGGTGTACAGCTTGAAGGCCAATTACTGACTTACGCAAATCAAGTCGCACAACGCGCTTATGAAGTAGCTTTTGCTACTTTACGCGCAGGTATCGACCTGTATCAAGCCACCGTTTCCGGCTACAACGCCAAAGCGCAAGCCTTTTCGATTAAAGCCCAAGTATGGAAACAGCGCATTGATGCCGAACTAAGCAAACTTGAGATTTATAAAGCGCAACTGGAAGGCCAAAAACTCATTGGTGATCTGAATGTGCAGCAAGTGGAAATGTACAAGGCTACTTTGCAGGGCGTACTCGCCAACATTGAAATTTATAAAGCCCAGGTCGATGCTGCCACCGCAAAATCAGGCATTAACCGCAACTATATCGAGCAGTTTGCGGCACAAATCCAAGCCTACGGTGAATTGGTGCGTGCCAAAGCCACCGAGTACGAAGGTTTTGCCACACAGGTAAAAGCCCAAGTCAGCAAAGCCGATGTATTCAAAGTGCAGGCCGATGCTTACAAATCACAAGTGGATGGTTACGCAGCCTTGACCGGTGCGCGAGTAGCTGAACATCAAGCGCAGGTAAAAACGCAGCAGGAAATTCCATTACAACTGTTTGAAAGCCGTGTCAGCGCCTACGAAAAACTGGTTACAGCAGAATCATCACGCTTGGCTTCACTGAATAACAACTTTGAAACCGAAGGCCGTGTATTTGCTTCCATTGCATCTGCCGAAAGCGCACGCGCTTCTGCCGAAGCCGATATTTACCGTTCTGATGTGCAGTACGTGCTAGGTGAAGCCGGTATTCAAGTTCAGGCCGCACAAGCCAATGTGACCAAACTCATGAAAGCCGTGGAATTACTGATCGAGAGCATGAAGTCAGGCGCACAGGTATCAGCACAGCTTGCCGCTTCTGCCTTGTCTGCAGTCAATCTTTCTGGTTCTACTTCATACAGCGAAGGCGCATCTATCAGCAGCTCCGAAGCAAATAATACCAGTGAAACTACTAACAATAGCACTTCATTCTCTGAACAACACGAATATCGTCATACAGCTTAATAGGACACTATCATGGCAAACGAAGCATACAAACCACCATCAATACTGGATTACAACCGCTTTGGTACTAAAACACCAAATTGGGCGGCTGATATGCCGGAAAATATCAATCCTGTACCGCAAACGGTTAGGCCGCAGCCAGTAAAGCCATCGCCAGTGCGTGCTACTTTACCAATTCCGCAGACACAGGCTAAAGCGCCGAATGTCAGTATGCCGGACGTGAACGTACAGCCTTTAGTTGGGCAGAAGCCAAATGTATTGCCTGATGTAACTGCGCCGGATTTAGGCATTCAAAACTATTTGGCTACGCGCAACCAAGGCGCAGAACAAGCAAGGCTTGCCGGTGGACGTACAGGTGAACTTGCCTATGCCGTGAGAAACAATCCGGTGACTGATGCGGTTCTATCTGCCGGTAATGCTGCTTTATCGGTAGGGGATGCCGTAGGTCGCGGTGCGGCTGATTTGTATGGCGGCATTGCGAATTTTGGTAAAGGCGTAATAACCGGCGACTACACGCCAATAGGCAGTGGCAATGCGGCAGAACAGACAATCGCATCTGCAACGAACACAAAACCAGCGCCTACCGCCGCAGCAAAAGCTACGCCAGCGCAACCAGCGGCAAGCACAGTCAAGCCAGTAGCAAGCGCACCGGCAAAAACTGAAACTACCATTGCGCAAAACACGCAGGCCAAGCCAGCGCCAACTAATACCGGCGTACCTAAACCATCTAAGCCAGCCAAAGCCGGTAAACCTTCTGCTAATCCTGCAGCACAGACACAGCCACAAGCGCAAGCGCCGGTTGATGTAGGTGCAGACCCTTACGCAGCCTATAAAGCACGTACTGGTATTGACCTATCTAATACCAGTTTTGCACCAGTGCCAAGCTATGTAGAGAAGGTTAATCAAACACAAGGCATGGACTTCCAAAACGGCAAGCCTGCCAATGTAGATGGTTCAGCAGTAGTGCCGGTAGAAAGCCAAGAGCAGTTCAATCAGCGTTGGGCGCAGATTCAGGACTTCTACAATTCGCCAGAAGGCCAAGCCGTAGTTGCGGCACGTCAGCAGGGCGATGTTGTAGAAGTTCAGCGTGGCGACAAGGTTTCATATACCGATTTGCGTAATGGTGGCGGTAAAGGCATTCAGGACTTTATTGCGGATCAGGCGGCGAAAGATTCTGCCCTGGCTAAATCACCTACTTCACCAATGAATAATCGTGAACTGAATCAGCTTGATTTGCTGAAACCGAAACTGGCTTCTGAAACTGATATTGCACAGACCGGTATCGCTGCCAATGCAAGCCGTGACGTTGCAAGCATCAACAATGCAGATGAAGCGGTTAAGACTGCGCTCTTAAAAGAATATATGAACCCGAACACAGACGCTAAACGCAAAGAGCAGTTAGCACCGCTATTCACCAGCAAGGATAACAAGGAAATCGTAGTGCAGGGCGGTGAAGTGTACAACGAAGATTCAGGCCAGATGCAGAAAGTGCCTTCTTACGTTTACGACCCTAGCATCAAGGATTATCGCTATCCAAATGGCGCAAAACCTAATACTGCAAGTGGTCAATCAAAACTGCTTGGCAAACCAGCGACCAAGGGCGGCAAGCCATTACCGGAAGGAATGATTGTTAATGACGGTGGTGTGAAATTACAAGTGGTAAACGGCGTATTGCAGTTAGCAAACTAGGGGATAAATTGTGGCGAAAAACAACATCATTGATGCGTCTGAACTTGATGGATATGAATCACCTGTAACGGAAATTGATGCGTCAGAACTAGATACTGAACAGCCAAAATCCGGCACAATCCGCAGAGCGTTAGGCGACACCGGTGTTTCTCTATTAAAAGGCGCAATCGGCGTACCTGAAACAGTAGTTGGTCTTGCTGACCTTGTAACCGGTGGTCATGCCGGTAAGCTGGCTGAAAGCGCAGGCTTCAAGCCTAAACAGGCTAAAGAGTTTATCAGTGATTATTACAGCCCAGAACAGAAACTTGCAAATCAGAAAGTGCAAGAGGCTGATGGTTTTGTTAATACCATCAAGACCGCACTGCAAAATCCGTCAACTATTGCACAGACCACAGCAGAATCATTGCCGGTGATGGGCTTGGGTGGTGTCGGTGCGCGTGGATTGTTGACAGTAGCACCTAAACTTGCGCCGGTAATTGCCGGTGCAGCCGGTGAAGGTATCGTAACTGCAGGCCAGAACGCAGAACAGTTAAGACAGGAAACCGCAGATGGATTGCTGACAGGTAAGCAGGCGGCAATTCAGGCCGGTAGTGGATTGTTGACCGGTGTAATCAGTGCGGCAAGTGGTAGCATTGCGCAGAAACTTGGTATTGCTGATATTGATACCATGCTGGCACAAGGCAAACTTAATCCGGCACAACTTGCAACTGGATTGCCGAAAGCGATTGCAGGCGGTGTTATTAGTGAAGGCTTGCTGGAAGAAGCGCCACAATCAGCACAAGAGCAGATTGCACAAAACTTATCACTGGATAAAACTTGGGATGAAGGTGTCGGCAATGCTGCCGCAATGGGCGCATTATCCGGCGGCTTAATGGGCGGCGGTGCAAACGCACTGAATGCTTTTGGCGGCAAAGACAATACTCAAGTTACACCACCACCAGCACCACCAGCCCCAGAAGGTTCACTGACTTCCGCTGCAACCATAGCGCAAGCCGTTGGCCTCACTCCACAACCTGTCATGCCTGACGCTACAGAAGCCAAGCCTAATATCGTTGATTCACTGAACGCAGTCGAAGCGCAACAGAATGGTGTCATGCCTGATACCGCTATTGCACCGATAGAACCGGCAACCATTGCACCGGAACAGGCCGCAGAAAAACAAATCATTGACGAACAAGCACAGCAAGCGGCAACTTCACCGCTGAATGACTTGCCACAGCCAACAGAAGCGCAAACTGCAGCCGGTAATTACAAAAAAGGCCATATCAAGTATGACGGCCTGAATATTACCGTAGAAAATCCACAAGGTTCTACCCGTAGCGGCGTAGATGAAGATGGCGCAGCTTGGGAAAATACCCTGGCTAACCATTATGGTTACATCAAACGCACCAAAGGCAATGACGGCGATAATCTGGATGTATTCGTGGGTGATAAACCTGCAAACGGTAAAGTATTCGTCATCAACCAGACCAAAAAAGACGGTAGTTTTGATGAACACAAAGCCGTTTTAGGTGCAGAAACCGCAGACGAAGCGATTGCAATCTACAAATCGAACTATGCCGATGATTGGAATGGCGGCAAATCTGTTACCGAACTGACAACGCCAGCCTTTAAAGATTGGCTGAAAAACGGTGATCCAACTAAGCCATTAGAAACTGTCAGCGCCACAAGCAATGATGTTGATATGACTAAGGTAGCAGTCGGTGAACAGGTCGATGTTGGCGGTGTGCCGTATGTTAAAACTGAAAATGGCTTTGAGCGTGTTACAAATGCAACCAATGTCGATACCACAACCACATTGCCAGAACGTGTCGATGAAACTGCAAATGGTGTACAAGTGCGTAAAGGTGAAGTCGGCGGTATGTTGGCAGCACAAGAAGTCGTCACTACTGCGTCCGGCAGAACCACAACCCCATTCCCAAAATTCAATGGAAAAGATGGCAAGGTATCAAACTTTGGCCTGAAAGCCGTTGATAAATGGCTGGTCGATAATGCCATTGCCGAAGCAGAATCACGCAACGATGATTTTAACTTGACGCAATTCAAGGCGATCAATCTTAAAAACTTATCACAAGCCGATAAAGATGGTGCAGAAGAATACCTGTTTGGCAGTCAACTGCCGGTAGTTCCTAGTATTCTCAAGCCATTGGTTGCTGAAACTGCTATCACACCTAAAAACGTCAATACTGAAACAGCCGCACCGTTAAACGAATCTGTACAACCTGCCGATACAGTACGCCCATTAGTCGAGCAACTCACTAAACTACGCGCTACAGCAGACAAGCACCCTAGTTTTGATCCGGCACTCAAAGCCGCTAAAGACTTCATGGCAGGCAAGAAAGTATCGCCTAAACAGTTCAAGAACTTTGCTAATTTACTCGGTAAAAAGAACAAAGCATTCAGCGAAGTTCTGATGCAATTACATGACCAGGCTGCGAACACACCAGAGCAGTTAGCCGCTAAAGATAAGAAAAGCAAACTAGCCAAGGCCATGCTGGAAGAACGCATGAAGCTGGACACCACAAAAGACGGCTTAATGCAGGCAATGGCTAAACTCGGTGGCCTGAATGCTGATAAAGCCAAAGCTGAATTTGGTATTGACCCTGCCGATATGCGTCAACACGGCGCAGGCATTAAACGTAGCTTTACGAAAACTGGCCTAGATGCTGACACCATGCGCGAACTGCTTAAAGAGCAAGGTTATCCAGTAGGTGAAAGCGTGGCAGACTTAGGTAATGCGATTGCTGATGCTATGTCAGGCATGGACGTATTGACAGCAGAAGGCCAAGAAGCACTAGCACAAAAGAAATATGAGGAATATGCTAATGCTATCAGCGAATTAAGCGATGACGAACAGGCATTGCTTGATGAACTGGTGACAAAAGCCACCGCTAAATATGGTGCGGAAGCGCTTGCAGAAATTGACGCTTCACTGGCTGAATCTATGAAAGGCCAGCCACAAGTAGAAATTGAACGCGCATTACTGCGTATGTTAAAAGAGGAGTTTGATGATGAAACAGGTAATGCAGGAAATAGCCAAGCTACCGAAGGACAGGCAGGACAAGATACTGAAACTGGCAGCACTGAAAATGGCAGCGGACGCGCACAGCAAGATGGCGCAAACACTGAAAGCCAAGGAAGCAACACCAGCCAAGTAGCGGAAGTACCACAAGAACAAACTGAATTAGATAAATTCAAGGCATCTTATAGCGCAAAATCAGATGAAGAAAAATCCGATTTCCGTGAAATGTTGCAAGATGCCATTGTATCTGCAAAAGAAAATCGTAATCCTTATCAGCAATATGTAGATCGTTTAGCGATTGCAAAACAAATTGATGAAGGCGTACCAGTAGATGCTACTGCCATATTCTCAAATGCCGTTGAAGGCCATGCCGAAAATAATAACTACCCATTACTGCGTAACCTAATACCAATATCTGTTAGGTCACTTGCGGAAATTGAACGCAAAATAAATTTTGCAAACGACCTATACGCTGATGCAAGCGGAAAATTATCAAAAGCTGAATATGCTTTTAAAATTGCAAAAACACCAAAAGAAAAACGCGAGGCTAAAGTTAATATTAATAAACTTGAATCAGAGTTTATTAATCGTGAAGCCGTGGATGCACTACGCAATGAAACCCTGCCAGAACTAAATCGCCTGTATAAATTAGCAGAAGAAAGATTTAATACTGCAACTCAATCACCAACCGACCTCTTAGGCGACAACACCGCCGCCAAGCAAGCCCTAGTCGATGCAGAACGCGCAAAAGACGCGAAGCGCAATACTGGCACAGACAATCAAGATACCTTTACTCTAAGCGGTAGTGATAGCGAATTTGAACAGGCGCGTGCAGCAGGGGCGCAGGATTTAATTGAAGCATCACAGGCTGAAACATCGGCAACATCACAGGTTGAAGAAAAACAAGAAGCATACAAGCTAACTTTTGACCAATGGCTAGAAAATAGATTTAACAGCAACGAATATTCTAGCGCATACCTAAATAAAGCCAATGGTGACAAACGCCAAGCAATGATTAATTCTGCTACTGGCGACCCTGACGGTTCAACAGAAGCTATGGCATTAAGTGTTTATAACAAAGAAGTTATGAATACGCCTAGAGATAAAAAAATCCCATTGTCTGTTTATGACCAGTTATCAAAAGAAGTACAGGCTGACTTACTTAAATATAATTTTGGCTTAGAAAATGACCTGAATGAGCGCAACGCTAAAGCCGCTACAGACTTAGGTAGAGAACGTGAAGCGCAAGCCAAGCCTTATCAAGAAGCATTAAATGCTGTAAATGATGAACTGAAAAAACAGCAAGGTAAGCCAGTAAATGAAACGTTCAATAATCTATTAAAACGTCAAGGTGCATTGCAAAACGCATTGGTTGAAATTCAACAAGGCAAAGAGCCTGATAAAAGATTAATAAAACAATCACAAACAAAACAGCCATACGAGCAAACATTACCAGAGTATTTAGCTACTGCTAAAACTCAAATGAGCGCCGATGAATTTGAATCGGTAAAAGGTTCACTGGAAGATGAACATTATGCAGCAATAGAAGCGCACGCAAAATCAGGCGGCAAGGTATCAGAGGGTGTACTAAAAAGCCTTGCCCAAGGCAAGCAGAATCACTTTGCTAAGACTTATGCAGAGGATGCTAATCGTAAAGCTAAATCCGAACAGCCTAAACCTGAAACTAAGGCAGATACCGTAGCATTAAAAGATACTTCCGATGTTGGTATTGAAATGCTTGGCAACCGCCGCAACAAAGGCTTAACGCTTAAAGATATTCAAGACGCGAACAATGATACCGAGCGCGTGGCAATGGCGGTTAAAACTAAGCTATGGGAACGACCAGATTATCAGGCGTTGGTTGATAGCGGTGTACAACCTGCAATCGCACATATCGTTAAACAAATCTATGATGGGTTAAGTTCTAAGCCAGCCTATAAAGGCGAAAAGATGCTGTACGACTATGTGGATGTAGTCGAAGCAACTAAAAAAGCGGTTGATGAATTTTTGTCTGACAAGCAAGCAATGGCAAGAATGATTACTGCCGTAGCGGTTAAAGCCAAAAAACAATCATGGATGCTCAACAGCAATGAAGTGATAGATATTGCCAATATCGGAAATGAAAACGATACCGATATTGAAAACTACTTAAATTACTTTGTTGACCGTGTATTCCCTAAAAATGAAAGTGGTGCGCGTTGGGGCAGGCAGAATAAAGAAGGCAATGACAAAGCCAATGCAACCGGCAATCGCTTTTATAAAAACATTCAACTTAATTTAAGCAGTTTTATTGACGCGATGAAGGCGGTACAGCAAGGCTTTCCTGCTAAACAGGAAGCATGGCAGCGCTCATATCAGATCAAAGAGGCTGATGGAAAATTCCAAGTCATTAAGAAAGGTCGCTATTCACCTAAGAGCGAACACGCAACACATGATGAAGCCGTGGAAGCCGCCAGAGCATTGGTAAAACGTGAGCGTGAAGCAGCCTTTAAAGAGCCGGAAACGCCAGTAGAAAAATCCGTCCGTAAGGGCAGAGAGCTTCGTGCTGATGGCAATGTTTCATCAAAAGAACTGCAGGATGCAGTGGGATTGAAAGCGGTAAATTTTGGCGACTGGATGAAACAACCATCCAATGCTAAAGAGCGCCAATCACACGTTAATAGTGCCTTTGATGCTTTTCATGATCTTGCAGAAGTGCTAAATATGCCAGTGAAAGCAATGTCGCTGGATGGAATGCTTGGTCTTGCGATTGGCGCACAAGGTAAAGGTAAGTTTGCAGCACACTTTTATCCTGGCTATAACGAGATTAATCTGACGAGAGAAAAAGGCGCAGGTTCTTTAGCGCACGAATGGGCGCATGGCCTCGATCATTTCTTTGGTGTACAGGCAGGGCTTGCCGCCAGCGATGAACCGTTTGCATCATGGATCGGCAAACATAGAAACGTATCTGAATCCGGCATCCGCAAAGAAATTGTTGATGCTTTTCATACCATCGTTACCTCAATGCGCGAAATACAGGAAACACCGGAAACTGCAAAAGCACGCATCACCGCACAGGCGCAATACTCAAAAGAAAGAATTGAGCAGTACGTTGAGCGCAATGGATTAAAAGAGGCGCTTAAAGATGATGAAACTGCGCTTGCAGCACTGGATGCAATAATTTCCGGTGAAACAGGCGACTATGCGGAATGGCCTGCGCTAAAAGGCAAGCGCAAGCCACAGGGCTACACCTCTGAATACGTTAAATATATTGCAAACAAATTGGGTTGGAATTTTGACCGCGCTAATGATCTCAACTTAACGCTTGCCGGACACAGCGCAGCACAAGAAGCGCTCAAAGCAGATCCAGTGCTGCGCAAAATTCATACTGAATATTATCGTGCCGCCAGCATCCTGGATGGTGGAAAAAAAGACCCATATTGGTCAACACCGCATGAGTTGTTCGCGCGTGCTTTTGAAATGTATGTGGCAGAAAAACTTGCCAACGCAGACGGAAGAAATGATTACCTTGTTTCAGCATGGAAACAGGCCGAAGAAATAAACACCGGCAATGCAATGATTGATGACGTGCTGAATGAAGCCAAAAAGCGCTACCCACAAGGTAAAGAGCGCGAAGCAATTAATGCCGCTTTTGATGTGCTATTCAATGAAATCAAAACCAAAGAAACCGACAAAGGCATTGCCCTATTTGCATCGCGTGGAAATAACACTGACTTCACGGCAATAACTCTCGACACCGCCAACACCGTTGTCAGCAGGGTACTCGCCGCCAACAAGAAAATTTGGAATATCGACATCATCGCAGTGCCTACGTTTGATGCATTGCCTGATGACGTAAAAAATACCACCACAAAACAATATGGCAAAGATGAAGCTAAATACGCATCCGGCATAACTCATAATGGCAAAGTATATGTGATTGCTGATATGAATGGAAGTGAGCAGGAAGCAGAATCAATCATCTTGCATGAAGTTGAAGGTCATATTGGCATACGCCGTTTATATGGCACAGAAATCAACAAAAAACTGAATGCGTTATACCTATCCATTGGTGGCTTAAAAGGCATAAAAGATATTGCCCAACAGCGCGGCATTACCCAAGAACTATCTAACGTAGCGCGTCAGCTTGAAAAATCATCATTTAGTGATGACACAAGGATTGCTGTCATGATGGAAGAAATGCTGGCTTATACCGCACAGAATCCAAAGTTCAGTGACAAAGCCAAAGCCATTATTGGCATGATCCGCGCATGGTTGCGTGAGCATGGCTTTATGAAATTAGCCGAGTACGGCGAAACTGATTTGCTGAATGTATTGCGTGAAGGCCGCAGCAAACTTAATGCAAAAGTTGATGCTGATGGGAATGTGATTGCCGTAATGCACGCCGCATTTCACGGTTCACCACACGACCATGATAAGTTTGAAATGAGTAAGATCGGCACTGGTGAGGGGAATCAATCTTATGGTTATGGATTGTATTTCGCTGGCAGCCAGAAAGTTGCTGAATGGTACAAAAACAACCTGTCACGGGGGTTAATGATTGACGGCAAGCCGATTGATGCAAGAATGCTTGATGAATATAGAGATAATCCTTCTGGTAAATTGGCATTCCGTTTACTTCTGTCCAACAGTAATGATGGAAGCAAAAGCGCATATAGCGACACTATTGAGCAGTTAGAAAAAAATATTTCTAATGCTAAAAATCAGAGTGAAATTGAGCTAAATAAAGATGCTTTAAAAATAGTTAAAGGGCTTAAAAGCAGAGTTTCATCAAACAATGGCAAACTCTATGAAGTAGAACTAGCCCCAACAGAAGATGAATACCTGCTATGGGATAAGCCATTATCTGAACAGAGCAATACTGTTATTGCAGCCCTTGAAAAGAAATTCTCACTAGCATCATTTAATCAAGACTTTGCAACAGCAGGCGAGTTTTATAATTCTAGGGCGAGAAAGTTTGATAGCCAAGAGAAGGCAAGTGCTGAACTTAACAGTTTAGGCATTCGCGGCATTAAATACTTGGATGGTTCAAGCCGTAATAAAAATGGCAGATCTAAATATACCGGTGATAGCGCTTATTTGTATGCAGCGCAAGACTTTAAAGAAAATGGAAGCAATGAAGCAGAGGCTTTTAATGGATTAAAGCAAGCTTATAAAAATGCTATTGAATCTGATTTGCAGGATGCAGTAAATGAAGCATACGACATTCAGCCAAAGCAAGATTTCAACTACGTTATATTCAATGAAGAAGATATAGGAATTACAGCTAAATACAGCCGTCCACAATCCAAATTCTCACAGAAATCTACCGGTATTGATATTCGTGACCTGAATGCAGTCGTTGCCAACGTCAATCAAGCCTTACGTGGCCTGCCATTAACTCATGTGCTGGAAGATTACACCAAAGCACCGGATGAATTAGTCGCTGACATTAAGCGTGACAAAGCCTATGACGCTGCAGGCGCATGGCATAACGGCGAGATTTACTTATTCCGCAATAACATCATCAATACGAATCATGCCCTGTTTACCATGCTGCATGAATCTACCCATGAAGGCTTACGCCGTGTATTCGGTAAAGAGATTGACGCTACATTAATGGGCATTTATCTAAGCAATAAGGATATTAAACAGCAGGCAGACGCTTTACGCGCTACACATAAAGATTTGTCACTGGTGGGCAGCGTAGAAGAATCATTGGCAGATATGGGCGGCAACGGGATTAAAGCGAGTGTGATGGATAAACTAGTCGCTTTCTTGCGCAATTTCTTACGCAGATTAGGCATGAACCTGACGGTATCAGATGGTGAAGTGAGAACTTTGGTTACTCGCGCACTGGATAGCCTGAAATCACCTAGCAAGGTGACGCATTACACCATTGGTTCTGCTTATTCCGCAGCTAGTTCAGGCGACCAGACTAATACGCCAGAGTTTAAGGCATGGTTCGGTGATAGCAAGGTGGTTGATGCTGATGGTAAGCCGTTGGTTGTTTATCATGGTACTGGAAACTCATTTGATACATTCGATACTTCAATTAATGGAATGCTAGGCAAGGGCGCTTATTTCACAACTGTTTTTGAAGAAGCCGCACAATTTGCATCTGAAAAAACGGGAATTGAACTATCTGGTGAAAATGACTATGGTGGCGATTGGGTTGGCACATATATAAAAGAAGTTTACCTTAATGTAACAGACAAAAATGATATGGCTGATTCTAAGTGGGGCGATGGAAAAATATATGTAGCAAGAAAACCAGAACAAATCAAATCAGCAACAGATAACAACGGCGACTTTAATCCAAAGAATCCTGATACTCGCTACAGCCGTCCAACACCGCGCCTGTCACCAGTAGTTCAACCAGCGACACCGATCCAACAATGGCAAACACCAGATAAAAGCAAACTGGATAACGTCATCTATATGCTGCAAAACAAGTTCGTGGACTTGAAGCGCGTCATCCAGGGAATTCAAAAAGCCGGTAACAGTATTGATGACAAGTGGAATCCATACCTGCAGGAAGAACTCTATACCGGACGTACCGCAACACGTACCAAGGACTTCATCAAGCATGAGTTAGAACCGCTGATGAAATCCATGCAAGCGCGTAAAGTGGATATGGCTGACTTTGAAGAATACTTGTGGGCGCGTCATGCCGAAGAACGCAATATTCAGATAGCCAAGATTAATCCGGCAATGCAGGACGGCGGTTCTGGCATGACAACACAGGACGCACGCGACTATCTGGCGAACCTGACACCTGTGCAGTCAGCCAACTATCAGGCACTAGCTGCCAAAGTGGACGCGATACTGAAAACTTCACGTCAACGCTTAATTAGTTACGGACTTGAAACACCGGAAACGATTGCAGTCTGGGAAGGTGCATATCAGCACTATGTACCATTGATGCGTGAAGATATGGATAACGGTTTTGGCAACGGTTCAGGCCAAGGCTTTTCTGTTAAAGGCAATGCTTCCAAACGTGCAACCGGTTCTAAACGTGCCGTAGTGGACGTACTGGCGAACATTGCGCAACAGGTAGAGCGTAACATCATCCGTGGTGAAAAGAACCGTGTATCAACCGCGCTGGTAGGACTAGCGACACTTAACCCGAATAAAGACTTCTGGAAAGTGGACGTTGTGCCAACAATGCGCACCGTGGTTGCCGGTAAGAATACTTATGAAGTGTTATACAACGGTTCAGTGGTACAGACCTTCACTAATCCGGTTGAGGCCAACAAGTTCATTCAATGGAATGGCGCAGGCTATACGCTGAATATCGTCAAAGGTCAGGACTTGGTAATGGACGTACCTGATCCAAGTTACAAAAACCGTGACAATGTTGTAGTGGCGCGTATCGTCAATGCCAAAGGCAAGATTGAAGAACATTTTGTCGAGTTTAATACGCATGATGAACGTGCCATGCGTGCGGCAGCATCAATCAAGAACCTAGACCAAGACCAGATCGGTGAATTGCTAGGTACAGCAGCCAGCATTACCCGTTACTTCTCAAGTATCAATACCCAATATAATCCGTTCTTTGGTGTCATCAATATTCTGCGTGACGTACAGGGGTCATTGCTGAACCTTAGTTCTACGCCATTGGCAGGCAAGCAACTGGACGTATTGAAAAATACACCATTGGCCTTGAAAGGTATCTATCAAGATATTCGCAGTGAACGTAAAACCGGTACGCCGACTAACTCTTATTGGTCATTATTGTTTGAGGACTTCCAAAAACAAGGTGGTCAGACCGGCTACCGCGATATGTTCCGCAACGCGAAAGAACGTGGTGAAGCACTTAAACACGCGCTTGACCCGACTTGGTGGCAACAAACGACTGCAGGCAAGATAGTCAGCATTAATGGCATCCTGGCTAAACCAGAACAATTCCTGATCGAAGCAGGCCAGAAATACATTTTTGATTGGTTAAGCGATTACAACGAATCAATGGAAAATGCGGTGCGCTTGTCTGCTTACAAGATCGGGCTTGATAACGGCATGACGAAAGCACAAGCTGCCAGCCTTGCCAAAAACATCAGTGTGAACTTTAACCGCAAGGGTGAAATGGGCAGGCAAATCGGTTCGCTGTATGCCTTCTTTAATGCGTCCGTACAAGGTACTGCGCGTATCGGTGAAACTTTATTCACAGATAACAACGGCAAACTTACATTAAGCAAAGCCGGTAAAGCGATTGTCACCGGTGGCTTATTACTAGGTGTCATGCAGGCTTTAATGTTAGCAGCGGCAGGCTTTGGTGATGATGAACCGCCTGAATTTGTACGTGATCGCAACCTGATTATTCCTTTGGGTAACGGTAAAGCGATTACGATTGCCATGCCATTAGGCTTCAATGCCTTGCCTGCTTTCGGGCGCATTCTGACTGAATGGGCATTATCTGGTGGCGAGGACACTAGCAAACGCTTCTTCCATATTTTTGAAATGCTGGCAGAAGTGACTAACCCGATTGGCAATGCCGGATTATCCATGCAAACAATCACACCAACCATGTTCGATCCGCTTGCAGCCTTGGCAGAAAACGAGGACTGGACAGGCAGACCGATTGCCAAGATGGATTTCAACTCACAGAAACCAACGGCAGGCCATACCCGTGCTAAAGACACAGCCAGCGCAATCAGCAAAGGCTTGTCTTGGGTGGTCAATGAAGCAACAGGCGGCAGTGATTACACCCCAGGCGCTATCAGCCCGACACCAGACCAGATTGATTACCTGCTTGGTCAAATATTTGGCGGTGTAGGCCGTGAATATATGAAGCTGGAACAGTCTGCGACCTCTATTGTGACCGGCGAAGAATTGCCGGTGTACAAAATCCCATTGGTCGGCAGGTTCTATCTCAATGCAGAAGGGCAATCATCCCAAAGTTCACGCTTCTATGACAACCTGAAATCAGTGTTTGAAACTGAAACGGAACTGAAAGGCTTGCGCAAGGACGGCCTCGATACATCAGAGTATCGCGCTAACCATCCAGAAGCCGCATTGGTATTCCGCGCTAATTTAGAACAGCGTGAGATTAGCCAACTGCATAAATTGCGTTCAGAGAAACTCAAGGCCGATGCCTCGCCGGAAGAAATCAAGGCGCTCAATGAACGGATCACCGCGAGAATGCTGCGCTTTAATGAATTGTTTATAGCCAGGACAACAGCAGGCGAATAACAGAGTAAGCAGCGAAGCCGCCTAAGATGATCCAGCCTATAACTAAGAATAGCTTATCCATAGTGACCCTTACTTTAAAACCACATACTAGCAAATTTAACGCTGGTATGTGGGGTATGAATGGGGAACGATTAACCGAACAAATCAGAAGCCTTACTTGGCTTTTTTTGTGGGAGTAATGATGACTGCCAAAATAGATGAAACGCTAAAAGAGTGGGCAACTGACAGACAGAAACAATATATTGATGCGGTGAATACAGCCGGTAGCATTATCGGTGCTTCCAGATTGATGAATACGCCAAGAAGTTCAGTGCAAGATGCTTTGAGAAGGGTTAAGCGCAAGGCGGCGGTGCAAGGTTATTCGCCGGATCATGGATATGTGCATACCGTGCCTGACCCGTTTATTGTAACCGGTATATCGACCTATCATAAAGATACGCGCCAGTGGGTAAAGTCTAAGTTAGATCAACAGCAATACCTTGAAATGATCAAGGAAACCGTTGAACACTTTATACAGGATATGCCAGCAATTAACGTGTTGCCTGCACCGCTTGACTACCAGAATGACATTATCCCGTGGATAGAAATCGGTGATGCCCATTTAGGTATGCTTGCCCATGCTGCCGAAATTGGCGAAAACTTTGATTTAAAGATTGCGGAAACGGAAATATGCGCAGCAATCGGGATATTGATTGATGAATTGCCTATGTGTGAGCGAATGGTCATTAATGACGTTGGTGATTTCACACACTACGAGAATTTTTCAGGCACAACGGAAGCCAGCGGTCATGCGCTAGACTATGACACGCGCTTTCCTAAGATGATTAAAGTCTATTCAAGGGTAATGCGATTCATTGTTGAGAAAGCACTTACCAAAGCGCAATACGTTGATGTGATCGTCAACCAAGGCAATCATAGCCGTACCAATGATATATGGATGGCTGAATTACTGCGTGTGGCCTACGGTCATACAGGGCGCGTAAACGTGCTTAATAATGACACTGTATTTATTGCTTACCGCATGGGTAATACCCTGGTCATGACGCATCACTCCGATAAATGCAAACCTAGTCAGCTAGTCCATGTGATGACTAACGACTTCCGCAAAGACTATGGTGAAACAGAATTTCACTATATTGATATTGGGCATATCCATCATGGCATGGTGTTAAAAGAACACCCTGGCATCGTGGTTGAATCCTTCAATCAATTAGCTGCAATGGATAGATGGGCGCACGATTTTGGTTATCGCAACCGAAAATCAATCACGGTCATTCTGCGTTCAAAAACCTATGGTGAAATGGGGCGCAGACTGCTACCAATACAGGAAATCCGTCACCGGCTGGCAGGTAGTAAGGCTGAAACTACTTACGCAAAGCAGGTTTATACTGTTTGATTCCTTATTACGGACGGTGGTTCGATTCCTGAATTGTTATTCGTCATTCGGGAATAGGGAACAGAAAAGAATCGTAGCATTTTGACAGCATTTACTAAAAGACTAATAGGCACGGGCAGAAACGCGGGTTCGATTCCCGCCTGCTCCACCATTTTAAAAGTAGTAAAAAGTAATATAAATCAGCAAGTTACATGTTTTATGTCTAGGTAAAAGCTGTCATTTAAATGACAATATTTGGGGTGGATTAGGGTTGATTTTCCACTTTAATGACAGCTTTTTTGACAGCTTTTTCGCTAAACATTTCCACCGCTTTATTACCGGCTTCCGGTATCGAATCACTAATATATTTTGCGTACACTCTACGCAACATTCCCCAATCAGAATGACCGATCTGCTGCGCTAACCAGGCGATAGATTCACCGGCAGTTAGCATCATACTGGCGTAAGTATGGCGCGTTTGATATGGTCGTCTGTATCTGACCTTGGCAAGTTTCAATGCACTCACCCAGATATTCTTTCTAATGGCCTGATCACCCGTCCAGCGCTCTAAGGTGCGAGGGTTCTGGAATATCTCGGCATTTTTCAGGTAGGTGTATTGCTTCTGATCCAGTAACGCCTGCATTGCCGGTGCGAGTATTTTGACTTCCCGATTACCGGCACTGGTCTTAGGTATCTCGGCAATGTTCTTTGATGCCTGCGTCATGGCCTTTGTTACAAATATCGTGCCGCGCTTCCAATCTATATCCGTCCAATCTAAAGCCACTAATTCACTGGTGCGCAATCCCGTCCAGAAAAAGAACTGCATCATGTTTCTAGCCTGACCATCCAGCACCTTTAATATGGCAGACTGTTCTTCCTGGCTGAATGGTTGCACGTCACTTTCTTTTTTAGGCGCTTCTTTATTCTCGTAAGTCCAGCCATATAACGGATTCAGTTCAAGCAGTTCATCTTCTACGGCATCCTGCATGGCGGTACGCATAACGCTAAGAATATTGGATATGCGCTTATTGCTGCAGGCCATATCCTTGACCCAATTTTTAACATCGACACGTTTAACGTCTGTGAGTAGCTTGCCTTTGAATTGCGGAATAATCAGGTGATTAACTGTTTTTCGGTAGTCGTTGTATGCGGATTTCTTTAACTGCTTTTCTTTGGCCTCAAGCCATTCGTCCAGATACTTTTCAATCGTGATTGCTTCGCCAGGGCTTTCGGTAAATACAAACCGGCGTTTTGACTGCGGAAAGGTGACACTGTAATTAAACGCACCTTTTTCTATGGCATCAAGAATTGCGCCAAGAAAATTCGTTACCCGTTTATCGTTAGTGGGGGTGGGCTTGAGTTTGATTCGCTCCCTGCACCTGACACCTTGATAGGTAAAGGCGATCTCGTAACTCGTTTCTGACGCTTTGCGGATCCCGCTGCCATTTCTACCCATTCGTTGTACCCCTCAACACTCATTAATACACGACCATCGTAGGCTTTTACCCAGATTTGATTCTGCAGCCATACGCCGTCACGTATTTTAGTACGAACTGCATCTTCTGTGTAGCCAGTGAGTTCTTCAAACTTTTTAATGGTGATGTACTTAATCATGGTGATTTATTCAGCCATTGCCTTGTCGATTTCGGCATCAACTTTATTGCTATCATAAATATGATCAAGAGCCTCAATCGCAACAAACGCTTCCAGGCTATCACTTACGTTTAATGCCTTGGCACGCAGGAAGCGGTAGCGTTCTGCGTCTTTTCTGTTTTCTTCTACCAGAACCATAAGTCTTACGTTGGCATCAATTAAATCTTGAGTGCATTTATTGTTAAATGTAGAAAGCAGGTCTTTTCTAATTGTTTCCTGAATATTCAGATGACACATACAAACCTTACCGGCGTAGCCATAAGATTTGTTCGGGTCTAGTATTGCGCCTTGGCAGTTTTCGCAAGTTTTCATATCATTTCACCCCTTTCAACGCCCTTATAGCTTCTGCACAATCATCAGCACCATAACTAGCGCCGTCATTAAATCTGTCTTTTGTATCTTTAAAAATATCGGAATATTGCTGGTTTACGTGGTCACAAACCTTCGCACATTTCTCAATCAGTTCATTATCATGCGCTTGCAGTGATTCGGCTGGTGTTGCTGCAAGTACCTTATTTATATATTCAATATTATCTTCATGGCCAATCATATCTAGGCAGTTTACTAAAGCCTCGCGCAAATCATTGTTGCTGGCTTGGAGTTTAGTAATTATGTTTGCATCCACCTCTCTCAATGCTTTATCCATCGCTTTATCAGCTTCTATCCCATCTTCAATTACTGCTAATGTTTCTTTCAACTCCGCAACCTCACCCTCAAGCACTTCAATCCGTTTATCGGCTTCTGCGGTGGCTGCCTCGTAACCAGCACAGAAATTACCAAACGGTGTTAGTGGGTTTCCTTCTGCATCATTTGGGATGTAAGCGTGTAGTTTGTACATATCCATTAGTATGTCTTCGCGTTTTTGTGCTTCAATCTGTTTGCTTTGTTCGCTCATGTGTTACTCCTAATCCCAATTTGAAATTTCTTCATTAGCGCAACCCTCTGGGTCATTTTCATACCAACCCTCTCGCATTTCGTCATAGCAAATTTCAGCATTTTGTGACCAATCGTATTCGTAATCATTGGTACGTTTAGCAAACTGACGTTGACACCTTAAAATCCATTCAAATTTACTCATTTGTCTTGTCATCTTCATTACTCCGTATCTGTTGGTGCGGCTTGAATCATGGCTTTGTAAATTTCAATACACGTTTCAACCGGTATTCCAACATTTTCATATCCTGCAGCAACTTCAAATAAATATTTTGCTGGTGTTTCAACAGCCAATTTCATTTCCTCTGTTGGCTCTATCGGTACACTTACCCATCCTTCACGCTGAATAGTGGGGGCGTTGGTGATGATGTCAATAACGTGTCTAAGGTTTATTATTTGTTTTGAGTTCAGAACTTCCAACAAAGCATCAGCGTCTATCAATCTAGTCATTGGTTAGTCCTTAAATGGTTTCAAGTCTTTGATGCGATAACCGTCAGTTTCCTGAATGTACCTATCGTGCATTTCTTTAGAAATTGGCACTTGGTCGCTAAGGCTAATATTCAATCCACCAGAATCAACGTGCAAGCCAGTTACCATAAATTTCATTCCAGTATCATAATCACGATCAAAATACTCACACGATTCGTCAATTACAACTACCGTTCCTAATGTTAAGTCGCCGCCATAACACTTATTCCAAATAATCAATTCAGGATGGATCATGATTAACCTTTCGTGTTTAGCTGCTTGCATTTATCTTCAAATGTTTCTAGTGCTTCCAACAAAGCATCTGCGTCTATTAATCTCATGGCGTAGCCCTTAGATTCTGTTATTTTATTTGCTTCCGCTTTCTTTCCCATCTTGTATGCCTCAATGAGCATCTTATAAATAGGTTCTGAATCGTTAATACCGTTATTGTGCGCGTAGCGTTTGGCGGCTATTCCTAGCGCGTACATATCTGGGTCTATTTGGCTCGGTTCGTTCATGATTAACCTTTCGTGTTTAGCTGCTTGAGTTTGGCTTCGATTACTTTTGCTAATTCATCTCTATTAATCGCACCAGAAACCCATAGATTAGATGAAAGTTCTTTTATGTCGGATTCACTCAACCCTACCCAATCACGAGGCTGCGGTTTGTCGTAAAGAGGAATACATATATCATAAGGATAGCATCCATATTTCTGCCCAAAGCCATTCGGATTGTTCTTTATAGTTTTACCCATTTCTTTATCAGCATAATCTTTAATATGAGTTATTGTCATGTAACCTTTATTGGGAATATGGTCTAACATCCATGCCACTGGCTCACACTTCTCTATCTCGGATAGGGCGGCTTTGCATTTCCATTTAGCACTTGTTAGTTCATAACCAGTTTCAATAGCTTTGATCGCTGACTTTAACGCTTCCTGTACGTTACTCATGGGTTAATCCTTAAAATACTCTGTAAAATTGCGTAATTACAAATCCATTAGGTAATTTTTTGCTTTCGATAAATTCAACGGCTTTATTCTCTACATTTTTTTGTTGTGCAAACCATGATTTACTTGTTAGCGTAAAGAAACCTTCTTTTTGATGACCGTTTTCATTGCCAGTTTTGTAAGTAACAAAGTAAGCTCTAGTTATCATTCCTTCATTTCCTCTCGTATAAGTGCCAATTAATTGCGCTAAACTAATTAAAATAAATAGGTTTAAGCCTCGCCAATATAATCTCTAGCATGGCAAACAAACGGTATGCATCCTTTGGCTCTCACCATCATATAAACACCACTTTCTGCCATAAGTTCTACGGTTATCTGATTCGAGTTACGCCAAATTATTATGTAACGCTTCTTTGCCATCTTCTAACTCCCTATCCTAAAAAATCTTGTTCATCAGTTTTAATTGGCTCATGCTGCGGCGCTACGGATTCAATATTGATTATTTCGCAAATTCCATTTATTGATAGCTGTTCTGCAACTTTCGTCATAGTCATCACCACTTATTCCAGCACTACACTTCGTACATTTAACTATTGGGTAAAATCTAGTCCATTCACGGTATTGCTCATGCTTCTTTGCTGTTGGCTTACTTGTAAAAGCATCGCCGCCGCAAAAAGGGCATGGAAGTAAGCTATATGTAACTTCTGTAGCACTCATAACGCCATTTCCTTTCGGCACGATTTACTTAAATTCACTGCACTTATTAACATAAATAGGGTTTGATTCTTTACGTGAATCACTCGGTATCATCACAACCAGGGGGTGCGCTTTTGTTCTGCCCGATCACGCCTTGCATTGCGTTTATTACCTTTTGCTGATTTATGTTTAGCCATGATCATCCCCAGATAACAACAATAGCCATTAAGAAAATTAAAACAGTATCAATTAATAAAGCCCATCCCAACACCTCTTCGGTTTTTGATGTGCTAAATGAAAATGGGCTATAAATTGCTCTTATAAATAAAAACATTGCTGCCCATATCACCATCAAAGTTAATAATATTTTTGCGCTCATAATCATCCCTTTATTACACTCATTTTCATAAGAATAGCGACTTAATCTTTGCCTTTTTCGTCAGCGTAGAGTGCGGTGCTTTGCTATCAGTCGCTATTCTTATAACGGCTGCTTACGCCAGCCAATCGTCACACTTTTTATGCCTCTTTAACGGCAAAATAAATATCACGGCACGCAAGCACGTCAGCCATCGCTGTATGTGCATCATCAAATCCCTTGCCGAAAAAGTGCGTGTACGCTTCGGTAAGGTTCGGTGTTTTATTAAAGTTTTTCTTTGCTGCGATCATCTTTTCGGTAGGTGGTAGATTGCACAGTTTTGTTGACAGCCTGGCTGTACATTCAGCCTCGCCATCTTTCCATACATCAGCCAGTTCGTTCCCCATGTAGCGCTTGGCTGCAATGCGGATAATCCTTGCATCAAACTGTTCGTTGTGGCCTATGCGTAAGCGGCTGCCAACCAAATCAATCAGTATGCTGGTGGCATCAGCCTCACTTACACCAACGTCCAAGGCATACTCTTGTGTGATGCCGTGTATTTCCGTAATTTCCGGTGTAATAACCCATCCGTCAGGCTTGATAATCAAGTCAATCGCCTGAATGGTTTTTTTGCTTTCCAAATCCACCAAGATCGCGGCCAACTGAACAATGTGCGGCTGGCGTGGGTCGTCTGATGGCTCTGAATACAATGGCAGTCCGGTTGTTTCTGTGTCATAAAATACGGCGAGTTTCATTTTTGTTCCTTCTTTTAAATGGGTGGGCTACTTTTCTATCCCTGTTCCGTATGTACGGCTCTAGCTCCTGCCCGACTATTTACGTAGCGCGACTAGATGGTGAATTTCGCCCATAACTTAGATTTGTATGTTATCCAAGATGTAAAGAACCTTTTGGTTTCCCGCCAAAACCAGCAATCTATGCTCTTTAATTTCAGCGGCGTGAGGCACTAAATAACTGGATTCTTCACGCTCATTTAAGGCAACCGGAACATTAAGCAGTATCGGATACAATCTTTCTGTTAGCCGTTCAAGCCGATCTAAAAGCGTCCTGCACTCCTCGGTTAATGCAGACATTTCAAGCGTTACTTGGGCTGATTGCACATCTTTTTCCGGTGCAGGATTTGCTCTGATTGTTTGATTAATTTGATGCATTTGATGCTCCTTTTCTTGATGAAAAAACTAAATACCTAATGCCTTGCGTGGGTTAATGTAAGTACCAATTCTGTGCGGTTGCCTTACGGTCATAAAAAACATTCCATCATCAGGGTATGTATTAAAACCAACCTGCTTAGATACCCTGCAGCTAATGCACTTGTATTGCACGCCCCCTGTAAGTGGATTGTTTCTTACCCGTTTTATCAGAAGGCGGTACATGGTTATGCTGCTTTCGCTTCTGCAAATGACTGTGTTAGCCAGCGCTGCGCTGTTGTAATATCAACGTTATAAGTGGTGGCTACTAGGTGAATAATTGCTTCGGCGGTAGGGCGCTTGCCGATATTAGTAACCACCGTTTTATCATCACCGGCAGCAAAGTCAGCACCGGCAACGTGCTTGCTAAAATCTGCTTCGTTGATCACGTTATTAGTGATTCCGTCACCTTCTGGTATCGGTTTGTCGGCGCTGGCAATGCGTTCCGCGGCTTCTGCCATCTGCGCTTTTACTGCCGCCTCTGCGAGTGCTGCCGCCTTTGCTTCAGCTTCTAACTTGGATTTAGCATCAGCTTCCGCTTGCAGTTTAATAGCGGCTTCACGCTCTGTATTGCGCTTATCTTCTGCGTCTTTAACCGACTGAATATGCAGTTTGATGTAGTCCAAGTTTTCCGTTGCCAGTAAACGCAAGTTGATTAAATGCTCATAGCCTTTAATTGCTTCATTGATAAAAGCCACTTTGGTTTTAACATCGTTAGCATAGATGGTTGCCTCGGTTTTTCCGTTGGCTAAAGCATCGTTAATGCGTGATTGCATACTCTCAAGTTTTTGTACGCTTTTAATTGCACCGGCAAAGTCAGGACATACCAATTCACGCGAAAGAATTACTGGAATATCTTTGTTTAACTCGGTAATAAAATCGGCATATTCAACTTTTGCCTTCATAATCGCATTAGTCTTGATTGTTTCTTTCTGCTCTTTAACAGCTTTTTCTAGGCGTAACCCTACTTTGTTAAACGCATCTTCATAGTTAGCTAGGGCGCTATCCACTGTATTGACCTCAACCATTTGGGCTATGATGTTTTGGCGCAAAGCCTGAATACGTTTTGCAGTTTCGCGGCAGTTCTTAGCGTTTGCTTCTGCGTCTGCAAAGTCTTGATCGGTGCTTAACTCGGTTTTAATGCTGCCTAGATATACGTCAAACTTTGGTGTAATTTCATTAAGATTGCTGGCGGTAATTTCACCGCGCACTACTACGCTAGGCACTGGCAAAGTCTGCACTGTTTCGGCTTCTACTTTTTCAACTATAACCGGTGGTATATGGTTGCTAAGATCAATTTCAAACTGATTCCAGCCTGCAATAATCTGGCCTTGCAGTTTTGCATCAGGGAAAACCCAAACGCCTGCAGTACGTTCTGCTGTACCATCTGATATAGTAAAAAACAATTTTTCAGCACCTGTGCAATGAAGAACTTGTTGGCATTGAGGCCAGTGAATTTCTGGCAACTCTAAGTTTTTTACTTGCTCATAATGCGCGGCGTTAAACTGTTTGTTTTCCCAGGCAATATTTCCTTCAAAGTTAATGCCATCGCATGAAGCTGATAGCTTGCCGTTTGAAAATGTCATCGGGCTAAGTTCTTCACCGATCATTTTTTCAACTAGAGGACGTGCCAGCGCTTCCGCTGCATGGCCTTTATCAAAAATCTTTTGCGTAAATGCGTCAACATCTGCGGTTAAGCCTGTTTTCTTTTCATTCAAAAGCTGTGTGCGTGTTTTGTATGGTGATAAACCAAGCATTGCACTAGCCTCACTTGCGCCAAAGTGTTCAGCGCGAAAAGCGTGCCAAGGTGCGCTACCCTGCAATAAATTATGTGAAGTAATCATTATTCACCTGCCTTTTCTGCGTCTGTGTATTCCGTTGCAAAATCATCCGTTACCGTTGTTGCCTCACCTTCCACTACGGTTGGCTGCTTAACTGTCCAGCCGGTTACTTCTGCCTTTTGCGCATCAGTCATCAATGCACCTTTTGATTCCACCCAGGCCACAAAATCACCGATTGATTTCTTGCCGCTTACCACTGATTCGCGGTACTTTTTGGCAATAGTTTGAAAGGTTGCGTCATCAAGGATGGCTGGTTCAGCCTGGACGCTTGAAACTTCTGAAACTGGCGTAATATCTTTTTCAATAATGCGCTCGGCTTCATCTTCGTCATAGATTCCAGCAAACCCAAAAGCAATGCGTGCTGCCTGAATTTCTGTTTTATGGCGGTGCATACGTTTTGGGTGACTATCCCAAGGTGTTGCATAACTTGTATTTCTCACTACTTCATCAAAGTATTCACGCACCACAATAGGCTTGCTGCGGTCTTTGCGAGTAATGATTGCTTCAATCCAAACATGGCAGGTTTTGCCTTTGTGCTGTACTGTTTCATCTGAATATTTGAACTCGATACCGTCCATTTGAGGGTGATCGTTCATAATGCGATTCCAGCCATCCACACCTACCACCGGCACAATGCCGTTGGCTTTGTCTGGGTAGGCATAAATCTCTTTTACAAATGGATTCAGCCCGTATTGGTCAGCAACAATCATTAAGGCCATCATTTGATTGTCACTAGGCGGCTGACCGTCACGCTGCTTGAATGCGGTTGATTTAAGAATATCCATTACCTGACCGGCATCTACGCTAAACTTATCCGCAAACTTCGCGGTAAGGTTAGATTTCTTCGGCATTACTGCCACGTTACTTGCGCTCATTTGAATACTCCTTACTTATTTTTCAAAGCATTGTTTAAAGCACGCAGTTTGGTATGTACCAATTTATTACCGTGCTTCACTGTGCTGTAATATTTATAATCGTCAACTACTCGGATGACGTACTTGAAAGCCAATAGCGCCAAACCACCGCTAAGAAAGCCAAAGAAAAACTGGTTCATTGATATATCCTCACTAAAGTTAAACTGAATAAAACTACGGTTACTGCTACTGCCATCGCCACCTTCACAAACCGGCACTTCCGTTGATTCAGTTTTTTAGCTGGCGGATGATTCTTAAAATCGACCATAATCATTTTGTTTTCCAATCTACGATTGCCACTTGGTCGTTATGCAAAGTGCAAGGCATCATCGCTACGGATTCGTGAAAGTTAATCTTGCACCAGCGCTCTTGCTTTGCTATTTCTGCGTCACGTTGTGCAACATAAGCTGATGCACCAAGGATTAATAATCCAAGTGCTGCAGCTTCAATAATGGTTCTGGTCATTTCTTCCCCCTAACAATCACATCAAGCGAAACTGTTTGCAGATGCTTCTTTTCCTGTTCGCGTACATTGGTCATCTGCCAATCGTTATGTGCGGCATAACCAATTCCGATCCAGCCGCAGGAACATAGCGGTGTAATGGTTTCCAAAATGCCAGTACCTTTTACGTCACGGTGCAGAATGTGTGCGTTCATAATGGATTCCTCAAAGGCACAGAATTGTCAGGAGCGAATAAACCGCTGATTGCATACTCAACATAAGGATTGAATGGCGCACTGGCTTCCTGATTAGCCTGGGTAGCGTTGTATAACTCGCGGCAGGCTTTGCTATCGACACGATGCGGAAATGCGTAAGCTGCACACCGGCAGGTCATTTGTTCGCACTTGATTCTGTTGATGTTGGTATTCATATCAATCACCTTATTTGTTTGGGTAATTGCGTAAATCCAAGAACGCCCAATGCGCATCACAATGTCCAGTTAGTATTGCGAACTGTTTAAATGACATTTGACGCACTGCTTTTAATCTAGGCCATACTGTTTTCATTTTGCTCACCGTTTGTTTCGTCAGTGATGTAACAATAGCAAATTGCTAAAGCTATTGTCAATAGCAAAATGCTATCAGATAGCAAAATAATTGAAAATAATTTTTTGTGCAGGAAATTTAGGCGAAAAAAAACCGCCAGAAGGCGGTTTGGAGTGGGGCAATATACTTAAATTATTTTTCTATGGTAGGTCTTACTACCAGTAATTCATAAACAATAGCAAAACCGAAAGTCATTAAAATAACAGGTAGTCCGGTAATATTATATGATCCGATTATTATTAAGTTCACCAATATTACTAGCGCACCGAATAATCTCAATTTGGTTGATTTTTTCATTAAACCTTCCTTCCATTCCATACCCAGAGCACGCGGCCTTTGACTTCGACCTCATGCTCACCGTTAAGTACATCAACTGTTTTGACGCTAGGGTTGTCGCTGCTTACCTCAAACAATCCGTCTAATCGTTGTCGCACTCTTTTAATGAATAGCCTGCCGTGGGTCTGCAGCACATATACTTTACCATCCATCACCATCTGATCGCCGGTGTCCACCATTAATATGTCACCTTCAACAAATGTTGGAAACATTGAGTCGCCTACCGCATGAATGAAAGCCAAATTATCTTGGCCTGTATATGGTCTTAACATTTTATCCGCCCAAATTTTATTAATTTTGAGAACGTCTATCACGTATTCATGAGTTTGAGGTAACCCATCACCCATACTGGCTACTACATTCAATAATGGAATGTTAATAATGCCTTCTTCCACACTTACTTCCGTTCCCATAACTTGCAGATTGGATTTGTGTTGTGCATCAAGCCATCCGGCTGGCACTTTCGCGCCTGATTCAAGTTTCCTGGCTAACTTATCCCCAATTCCACGCGCGACCCCTGTGCTTGAAGGCACTTTATTAAGTATCTGACTAAGATAAGACGGGTTCGTATCGCATAGTTTTGCAACAGCAGCAATCGTGCCGAACTTATCGACCAGTATTTTTAAATTCTCTATACGAATTTCATTATTAAGCATACCAATACCATAGCAAAAAGCTAGTGTTTTATGAATGTGCAAATTGCTATTACTTTTTGCTTGCATTTGCATTAGCAATTTGCTATCTTATGCAAATGGAACTTAAAAAATATATAGAACTTGAACGAGGGAACGCTGCAAAACTTGCCAGAAAGATAGGTGCGCACGCGCCTGATGTATTTGGGTGGGCTTCTGGCATTAGACCCGTTCCCCACAAATACGGTGCTGCAATCGAAAAAGCTACAGATGGCAAAGTAACACGTAAAGAACTTTTCCCGAATGACTGGCAAGCGATCTGGCCTGAATTGTTGCCAGCCGCTTAATACTGTTTTTTTTATTTTTTGATACGAGGTTTCTATGGACACCAAGTTTTCACGCAGCGGAGTTACAAATGCCAACGGCAAGTTGGATCGGGATTTAAAAGTAAAACTCGATGAACTCACCGAATCCTTGCTCATTAAAAAAGCGCGTGAAACCGGTATGAATAAATCTGAATGTGCGCGAATGATCATCATGATTGCTTTACTCGGTATTGACTATGTAATCAGTTTACAGCAATCAAAAATTAAATTGGTGGCAGGAATAGGTACTGATGAGGGGGTAGATCATGCGCACTAATATGACAGACAGTTCCTTAGACGCATTCAGCGACCTTAAAAAATCTAACACACTGCAACAGCAGCAACGCCAGATCATCAACGTCATGATCCCAGAACGTACTTATACGCGCCGTGAATTGGCTTTGTATTCCGGTCTTGAAACTTCAACCGTATCAGCCAGGGTTAATTCAATGATTGATATTCACATTGAGGTAGTGGGTAAGAAAAAAGACCCATTCACTAGCAAGAACGTAGAAGCGCTAATGTTGAAAGTGGCAGCTTAATGTTTATCAATGCTGGCAAGGTCGATCAACCTTTTACCGTGATTCAAGCCCATGGTAGGCGCCAGCACCCTTTTTCTGGCTTGATGCAAGGCTTGGTATGAATTTCTATAAACGTTATGTAGGGGATATTCAGCGCGACACAGGGCATCTATCCCTTGCTGAATTTGGTGCGTATGACCGCCTGCTTGATCATTACTATGCGACTGAAATGGCATTGCCAGCAGATATAGATGCGTGCTGCAGGATAGCCAGGGCAATGACAAAGGATGAACGCAAGGCTGTCATCAGTATATTGAACCAGTATTTCAATTCAACTGAACAAGGTTATTTACAAAAAAGAGCCGACAAAGAAATAGCAGAAGCAAAACCTGCAATGGTAGCCGCTAGGTTAAATGGAATTAAAGGTGGCAGACCCAAGAAGGATAAAAATGAAACCCAAGAAAAACCCAATGGGTTTTCAGAAAATAACCCAAGTGAAACCCAACACGAAACCTCACCAGAGCCAGAGCCATATAAACCAAATGAATTAACACACAGTAAAGAAACTGGAAAGAGTAATGAGCCATCACAAGCCGCTTCCGTGTGTTTAGAACTTAAAAATCTTAACTTCCTTGATGTAAACCCATCCCATCCATTGCTGGTAGCCATGCTTGATGCAGGCGCTACTGTGCAGGAATTTGTTGACGCAGCCAAAACAGCGAATGTTAAGAAATTTCCGTATGTGCTGAAAATGGTTGAAGGAATGCGGAAAGAGGCCGCAGCCAGCAATGTTACCAAAGGCAATTTTGCAGAAGCGCACAAACGAAATGCTTGGCGCAATAGTGAAGCGCAGATTGTTGAAAAAGCAAAAGAACTTGGCATTGGCACGATGGGGAAAGGTAAGTTTGAATTGATTGCAGCAATCGACAAAAAACTTGAGCAGAAAGAAACGGCTTGACTGAACGCAGATACAGACAGCCAACCATTGAAGAAGCGGTTGAATGTGTGACAAGGGAAAGCAACAGCAGGGCAACCAGAAATCAGCAGATTGATTACTGGCGTGAGAAATATGGTGATCAGTATGCGGATGAAATTAAGACAAAAGCAACTGTAATTTTGATGAAAAGAAAGGGTAAAAAATGAGTAACGAAGATATGACTTTAGCTAGTGAAATTAAAAACTACCTGAACACAAATCCGTTTGCATCCACCCTGGGGGCAAGTCGTCATTTCAAATTAACCCGTACCGAATTTCGTCATTTTTGCAGCAGAACCGGCATTGAATTACCAAAGGCCATTAGCCGCAGAATCAGAGCAACACTTGTACGCAAGCAATGTAATTCTTTTCAACACTGGTCAATCAACTAAGGAGTAACGATGCAAACCACACCATTCAAACGTGCGCATATGTTTGTTAATGCCATGAACGCAATCATGTTGTCAGGTATGCCGCAATATCTGCAGCGCATTGAACTTGATAATTTAGGCGCATACCGTTCTCGCGGTCACGGCAAGAACATCAACGTCAAGAAGCCCAAGATCAACTTTACAACCAATTGGAAACAGCGCATGGGCGGTCAGACTTGCGGTCAACGTGAATGCGCACGCCGAGTAAAACAACTTAATGCGATGGGGAAATAACATGAAACCACAGAACAAACACAGCACCAATGACGAACTGGTTTATATCCAACAAATCGGGCAGGCCAGCGTTGAAAAAAACAAGCCTTCAAAAAAGGTATTGCTGAAAAACTACATCAATGCGCTTGCGTTGCGCGTGGACTGGATCGGCATGGATAAGAAAGTAATTGAAGCTGCCGCCCGTCAAGAACTGGCGAACTGCTAATCATGACGATTACCCCTGTTAAATTGGTCAACGCCATGCGCAACAACATCAAGCAGGCTGATGTGATGTTTACGCATGGTAAATGCTTTCAACTATACCTAATGTTTGCTGATTTATATCCACAGGCAGTGGCATGGTACGAACCAATACAGGGGCATATCTTTACCGAGATTGACGGCAAGTTTTACGACATTCAGGGCGAACATGAATCCATACCGGCGAATAGTTATCTGTTTGCAGATGAAGAACATACCGCCTTAAAAGATGCTTTTGATTGGGATTATAAAGAGGTGGCGGCATGAGTACCCAAGCAGAAATTCACAAAAACAAACTTGAATTGCTGACTTTTATGATTGAGCAGTTAGCAGATAAGTGTAATTTTGATAATGAGCAGGTAGCGCTTATGGTCGCCGGTATGAAAACACTGGCGCAACTTGATCCTGATAATTGCACAGTACAACAAGCGCGTGTGATTAATCAAGCACTAGCGATTACAACAGCTTGGTCAACAGCAGATAAAACTTGCTGCGATAAGGTGGTGCATTGATGAGTGTAACTATCAACACGGCAACAATGTACTACATGGATTGCATGGAGTATATGGCAGGGCTGCCGGATGGTGCATTTGATTTGGCGATTGTAGATCCGCCTTACGGAATAAATGCACCGGCTATGAGTATGGGGCAAAACTTAAATCGTAATGATGGATGGAAGCGCGGCGAATCAACGGCAGTAAAAGCGCGTAAAGGTCGCCTAAATTCAGGGGTGGGGAAGTTTAAAAACAGAATTTTAAACACTTCTGATATTGGTTGGGATGACGCAGTGCCAACAAGCGAATATTTCACCGAGCTATTCCGTGTATCAAAAAATCAAATTATATGGGGTGGCAATTATTTTGATTTACCGCCGTCAAGATGCGTGATTTGTTGGGATAAATGCCAGCCTTGGGAAAACTTCTCACAGTGGGAAATGGCATGGACTTCTTTCGATAAGCCTGCTGCATTGTTTTCATATTCAAACACCGGTGGCGCTAATAAAGATAAAAAAATTCATCCTACACAAAAACCGGTAGAACTTTATAAATGGCTATTAAGCAAGTATGCAAAACAGGGCGACAAGATACTTGATACACATTTAGGCAGCGCTTCGTCCGTAGTCGCAGCTTTGGACATGGGGTTTGAGATACACGGTACTGAATTAAACGAAACCTATTTTGAAAATTTAGTACACCGCGTTACTTATGAAAGCAGGCAAGAAAGGTTGTTTGCATGAGCGCTTGGACAATCAATAGTGAATCATCCCTGCAGTCATTCATTGGTGACATACGTGAATCTTATCGTGCGCATAAGTTTTTGAAGGTAAACGCGAAGATTGGTAAAGCACGCAGCCTGGATCAGAACGCGATTAGCCACACTTGGTACGAGCAGTTAGCCAGAGAAATACGCGATGAAGATGCGCTTGGATGGAAATGCTACTGCAAATTACATCATGGTGTGCCGATATTGCGTGCCGAAGATGAAGAGTTTAGAGCATTTTACGATGGGGCATTAAAAGGTTTGAGTTATGAACAGAAGCGAGAGGCCATGAAGTTTGTGCCGGTAACTTCACTGATGACTAAGCCGCAGCTAAGTAAGTATTTAGAAGCTATGCAGAATGATTTTTTGGGTAGAGGTGTAAGGCTTGAGTTTCCGAAGGATAACGCATGATTTACCGCAACCGCCGCCTGTTAGACCTAGCACATCAAGTAAACGAATGCCAGTTTCGTTTAGCGCCGTGCCAAGGTTATTCGCCGGACGGTTGCGAACCGGCACACTCAAATCATTATGAACATGGTCATGGTAAGGGGATGAAGTCATCAGACGCACAACACGTAGCGGCCTGCCCATCATGCCATAAACATTATGACGCACACAGACTGCCAAGAACGTTGGAATTACAGATTTTTAACGAGGCACGTCAGCGGACTTTTGAACTGTACCAGCATTCAGGCTGGTTATCTAAAGTGGGTTATAAGGGGGAACTATGACTATCAGCATAGCCGAACAGCACAGACGGATTCAGGAACATAACGCAAAGATTGCAGAACGCAATGTGATATTGAACCAGATACTTACAATATGCGACACCCCAAAGACCGCAGACCAGATTGCCAGTGCATTTAATGCTACCGGCGGTAATGTCTTTAGTCAAAACATCACCTTATTAGCGCGGCGTGGCTACTTAAAGGCGTGTGGCATGGTGCTTATTGATAAATACCGCAAGCGTACACAGTACATCACCATAAAGTATGACTTTAATGAAGGTTACAAGACTGAAAGCTGTCAGTTAGTAGAGCGTAACCCGAACAATCCACACATGAGAATCGCGCACGGTTCTGATCGCATCAAGTGGACACCATGCGCACCAAAAAAACAGGAAGTTCGTATTGGTTCAACTATGGGGATGCTGTCATGACTATTTATATCGAAGTAGGAAAATACAATAAAAAAAGTGAACCAACAGCTTTTTTTGCTTTTATTACAGATGGAATAACAGGCGGCATAGCGCATAACAAAGAGATTAAATCTAAAAAGCAAAAACTGAAAATAGCTAAAGCATTGCTTGAACTCTCTTATGAACTAGAAGCAGAGGCGAGAGAGGGTGAGGCCAGTCATGCAGGATAGCAAATATCTCATTGTGGGCATTGACCCTGATATTCATAAAAGCGGCGTGGCCTTTCTACATTGCCATAACAAGCGCATTGAATACTCATGTTTAAACTTCGTGGAAACCTTGAAGTTTATCCGCACCAATAAGGAAGTCATCAAGCGTGTGTATATCGAAGCAGGCTGGTTTAACAAGAAAGCTAGTTGGCACGCTGCCGAGAATATGAAGGTCGCTGCCAGTATTGGTAAAAGGGTTGGTTCTAATCATGCAGCAGGTCAACTACTGGCGCAATGTATTGAGGACGAACAGGTGAAGGTCATTCTGGTGCGCCCGACAAGCAAGAAACTTAATGCAGAAGAATTTAAAAAACGTACAGGCATCAAGACGCGCACGAATCAAGACCAGCGTGACGCGATACTTCTTATACACGGAATGGAGTGATTATGGCAGTCGGTGACGTAAACAGTGACGCAAAAGGTTCAGGGGCTAGGTTTAATACGGGCAAAGTGCCGGTGGAATTATTGCCATTTCGCATACTGGCCTTAACTACTGAACAAGACACGGTTAAAGAAGCGTTTTATAAATTAGATGCTTATCAGTTTTCAGGTGATGTGCGTTTTCTGCAATCACTTTTTCAGGACTTGCAGCATCATTGGACAGATTGCGCTTGGGTATTTGACTACGGAAAGCGCAAATATTCAGAGTGGAACTGGTTGCGCGGAATGAGTTGGTCAATACCGCTGGCCTGCGCCGGTAGGCATTTGATGAAGTTGCGCGATGGGGAGTTGCTGGATGAAGAATCCGGACTGTCACATTGGGGTCATGTGATGTGCAATTTGGTAATGCTGATCATGTACGCCGAAGTTTACCCAGAAGGTAACGATTTACCGAAGAAGCCCAAATCAGATTTTCTTGCTCAAGAGATTATTGAAACTATGCGGAAAGATAGATCATGCAGACCAAACTAGGTTCATTCATTGAAACGCTTGTGAATATTGCCATTGGCTTCACGATTAACTGGATCGCCAATATGTTCATCTTGCCGATGCATGGTTTTAAAGTCACCGGCGGTCAGGCATTCAGCATTGGATTGATGTTTACCGTTATATCGGTGATCCGCAGCTACAGTGTGCGCCGGTGGTTTAACAGTTATATCGTCAAGGCCAGCACGGTCATTGCCAAAGAAATTGAACATGAAGTCAAAACACACTAGATAAAGGGGAACGGTCATGCTAGAAATAATCAGTATTGCAGTATTAATGGCGTTTGCTTATGTATCGGCAGTGATTAGATGCCGTAAAACCTATGAACAAGACGCTGCCATGTTGCGCAAGTTTTACCTGAAACAGTTACATGACTACATTGACCAAGACGATTGGACGGACTTTGACATATACAGACCGCTTAGAGTTGGCTTTTATTTGGTACTGGCAGAGGGCGCACAACGTCATGAAAGCAGGGTACACAAAGCTATGTATTCGCCATTTTACAAAAACTTTATCAATGAAAGCGGCGTGATTGTGCCGTATAAAGTTACACACTTTAAGGAAATACCGGCTAAACCTAAACATAAGGCAGGAGTTTAATCATGGATAACACTAACACGCCAGTAAAGTTTGAAGATGCAGTTAAAGCTAGGTTAAAAGGTATTGTTGCTGAATTAATCCCCGAAGATCGTTGGGATGAATTGGTCAAGCGTAGTGTGCAGGAATTTGAACAGCAGGAATTGCCAAAATTGGTTAAGTCTGAATTGACTGAAATGTTTAAAGCACAGATACAGGCGCAACTAGCCAGCCCAGATTATCAGGCCAAATACGGAATTGATGGGCGCTTATTGGCCTCGGATATGGTAAGCAAACTAATTCAAGAGCAAGCACCGTTAATACTGGCGCAGGTCATTGGCGGTTCGGTGCAGGCAACAATATGGCAACTGCAAAATAGTGTTTCTAATTACAGGTAACAAACGGGGGGGGGGGGTGACTAAATGAGAGAAGCATTTGCGCATACATTACGAAGTTCGTTGACGTGGGATGATAGTCATCATGAACGTGCAATCGACAAGCTAACCGCATTCAGTTACGCAGACCGTTTATCTACTTTGTTATGGCGGCTTAAATACGGTAATGATTCTAGTGCCTACAAGCCCGTGATATTCCTGTTAGCCAAGACACTCAAGCCATTAAACCGCAATATATCCATCAAAATCGCAGAACAGGCTATACACGAATGGCTATTCCCATTATGCCCGACCTGCCAAGGTACTAAAGAACGTATGGCTGGTGAATTGCGCGTAGTGTGCCGCGCCTGCAGCGGTGTCGGTGTAAACAGATTTTCAGACCGTGAGCGTGAATTAAAAATAGGCGGTCATTTCCCTAAACAGATCCAAAACTTGCATAACCTGATTACCGGCAGCGATATAAAGCCTGGGTGTGAAATGCGGAAGCGGTTGGGGAAATAAGCTATGGACAAATATGATTTAGGTTTTTGTCTTTTACTTGTATTAATTGCATCCTCTTTGATGTTTATATTTCAAGTGGCAATTCATAAGATTGCAGATGAAAAGAGGCTATGTCAAAAGGTTGGCGGTATTTATCTAAGAACGTACGAAGGACTAAGGTGCGTAAAAGATAATGAAATTATTGATGTTAGACCTATAAAGGAATAAACCATGAGCATTAAACAGGAAGATCAAGATACTTTGTTGCATTTACTTAGAAATCCAGATGGATGGTCAGACGAAGTAATCCGTGATGCGCGACAAAAGGCCGCGAATGAATTGGAAAGGCTTTGGAAACAAGAAATAACAATGAAACATATTGCACTAAACATTGGCGGCGCGTTAGCTGCTAAATAGAAAGGTAAACCATGACCATTTATGTAACCATGATTGATGATAGGCACACTGGATCGCAAGCATATTTGTTTTCAACTGCAGAAAAAGCTATTGCTTATGCTCATAGCGTGTTAGAAGAAAACAAAGTTAGTGCCGAGTACGTTGACCCTGACGACCTTTTTATGAATGAAGAAGAATTGAATTGTGCAGGCTGGTTATTTTATGGCTGCTACAGTACAGAAGGCGATTGCGTTTGGGTAACATCGTCTGAAATTGATGCGGAAGGATAAACAATGACCATTGAACATACATTCAACGAATTTACCGAAGGTAAGAATCTGGACACTAACCCATTTCAGCAAGAGGACGGCAAGCTATACCTACGCTATGACGGCCTGCTGATAAGAAATAATGACGAAGGCGGTGTCAGTGTAGGCTTTAATTGGAAAGGTGAAACTCCGGTATGGTTGCCTATACCAGAAGTGCGCATTGAGAATAATGCGATTATTAATATCCAGGGCATTGAAGGTCGGCAGAAGATTGATGTGGAATAGTAGCTGGTATAAATAACCGTTGTAATTATTTTTTAGTCATGCTAAAAACGAATTGCGCTGATAAAGTACGCGAGGTCAAGGCCTTGCTAAACTACCAACAAAAACGTGTGCAAATTCTTACCCTAATGTGGATTTGCTCACTCTAAATTTTTGTAATCGCGCATAAAAGCCCCTTAATTGGGGCTTTTTTATTTATATTCAAATGGGTTAGCTAACCACCCATTTTAAGGTTTAGCACTATCTGAGGTAAAACCAGATGAAAAACATTGATGATGCAATAGAAACTTTAACCAAAAAAATCACAGATGATATTAAAGGTGATGACGCTTTAAAGCTGACGCAAGCCGCGCTTAATTTAGCGCATACGGCACAAGTTTTAAACCAGGTTAAAGCCACTAAATAAGCAGTTATTTTCTGTATCAAGCCCCTTAATTGGGGCTTTTTGCTTTTATACGCATGATGATTCGCTGGCGGCGCACCCGTTGCAGGGGTTGGTTAGTCATCAGCCGTATAAGTGCATAGCACATAAACGCTTGACGCTTAGAACTATGAAAGCTGGCTTACATCGTAGGTGGCATATTGCAGATGGTAGCTTGTGACTGGCGAACACTTAACAGAATCAGCTTGCCTTACACACGACAGCACAATTTAATTAATCAGCACGACAAGTATTGCCAAACGTGCGCTGGACGCTGTAACCAGCACATATTCCAATCCGCTACTGCGGTGATTATGCCCTTCGAGGCATTGTGTTGGCAGATCACATAAAAATACTGCCTAAATCATCCAAATTCAGCAGCTTGTACGCGAGCGCCAATGCTGATAGCCAACAGTTGTGGGAATGTCGCTCATTCTACCTAGTCAGGCCGCTAGATTGGCGAAAGGCTTAATCACTCCGAGGTAACTATGAGCAAATTAACGCATAAAGGCTGGTTCTTTCTTTGCCCTATTTATTTGAATGCAGATGATGGTGAAGGTATGGACGTTGAAGCCAAATATTCATGGCTTGAATGGTGGTTTACTTGCAATGCTTTCGTATTTGACATTGCTGTAACAGTGATGCTTGCAATCAACCCTGATTATGAACCGGTGTTTCCATTCCAAGTTACCGGCATAAATGAACGTGTGAAGGAATGAACTAATTAACCCAAATAAAGGGGGTCATCATGAAGAAGTTATTACTGGCTTTGATGTTATTAGCAGTTTCAACCGTAGCAAGTGCAGATCATAAATACCTGTCATATATGTACAACGACAATGTAAAAATCACGATTACCAATGTTGAATGTACATTGCCTAAGATTAAAGAACAGTATCAGTGGGTAGTGTTCGCCAAACGGTCAGACAACAACACGGCATTAATTGGTTGTTATAAAAAGCAGGACGAAAATATGCTTGAAGTTCAATGGCTGGATGGCGATATAAGTGTATTTCCTGCCAACGTATTTCTAGTTGATCCCATGACTGGTAAATATGTTAAGCCTGGTAGTGCTAGGCGCATAGAAATCTAACCATGATCCGTGTTGTCATTGATTCCAAGATTAGCGGCGATGATGGCACGTTGAGTGTGATAGTCGTGCCGGAACTGAAATGGCAGGCTTACACCCTTGAATTACCCTGGCGCGATAACAAAAACAACCTGTCATACATACCCGAAGGTGTCTATCAAGTGCGCTGGACACGTTCACCAAGACTTAGCCGCAAATACAAGCGCGACTATTACACCTACGAAATATTGAACGTACCCAAGCGCGGCGGCATACGCCTACACAGTGGCAACCTTGCCGGTGATGTAGAAAAAGGCATGATCACACACTCACTTGGTTGCCCGTTAATCGGCTATCAGGTCGGGCGCATGAATAATCAGAAGTGCATCATGGTATCTAAACCAGCTACACGGGCATTTGAAGCACTGCTGAATAAGCGCCCATTTGAATTAGAGGTGAAACGCAATGGACTTACTTAGCATAGGCGGCGGATTATTAAGCGCGGCAACCGGCGGCGGTCTTTTTGGTGTACTTGGTGGCCTGATTCAAAAAGGCTTGGACGCATATCATCAGAAGAAGCAAGCCGAATTAGATTTAGCGATTCTGAAAGAAAAGAACCTGCACGAACTGGCTTTACGCGATAAAGACCTGGTTCTCATGGAAATGGAAGCGAAGAACGGTCTTGCACTGGCAGGATTGAATGCAGAGCGTGACATTACCGTTGCCAGTTACAACGCCTTACATGATTCATACGAAGCTGATAAGTCTAGTTACGCTACCGGCGACAAGGCCAAAAACTCCAAGTTATTCATCTGGGTTGATTTCGTGCGCGGCATGACTAGGCCAGTGATTACATTTTACATGGCGATCCTGTTCACTGTGATCTGCTCTTACATTACATGGCAAGTATTCCATTACGTGCCAGAACTCTTAACACAGCCACAATTCTTGGTGACTGCCTTCCTGCAATTGATGGAAGCGACTATTTTTATGACTACAACCGTCATCTTATGGTGGTTCGCAGCGCGTGGTATTCCATTTAAAGCCAAATAACAACCAACAATCATGGAAAGCACATCATGAGCATATCAAATCCAAGCGTGACCGGTGAACGGCGCAAACACGATGACAGTAAATGGGTACTGGATAAGCATATCCCCGTGACTATTCTGATTGTATTCATTAGCCAGGCTGCAGTATCGCTCTGGTGGGTAGCTACCTTCACCACAAAAACCGACTTGCGCATTGAGGCGCTAGAGAAACAAACGGTTGCCTTAAATCTGTTGCCGCAACGCATGGCGGCAGTCGAAGCGCAACTAATCGCATCTAACCAACTTTTACGTGACATACGGGATGACCAACGTAACAAGCAATAACTAAATAAGGAGTGCCATCATGAAAGAGCTACCTACGGGCGTTCAGTCAGATCAGGCCAAGAAGAAGATTGATTGGGAACGGATAGAAGAAGATTACCGCGCTGGATTGTTATCCGTGCGCGAGATTGCAACAAAGCACGGCGTATCTCACACAGCTATTCAGAAGAAAGTAAAGGAACACGGTTGGGAACGTGACCTGAATGCAAAGATTCAGGCTAAGGCTGCTGCCATAGTTGCCAAAAAATTAGTTGCCAGTGAGGTTGCCAGTAAAAAGGTGGCAACTGATAAGCAAATCATCGAGGTTAATGCACTAGCAATCGTTGATGTAAAAATGAATCACCGTGGCTTTTCCACAAGGCTGATGAAGCTATGTGAAACCATGATGGAAGAACTGGAAACAGTAACCGACAACCAAGCATCATTAAGTCAGTTAGCAGAAACCGTATTCAATAGCCCAGATGATGACAGCACCGGCGGTGAAGAAGCACAAAGTTCATGGCAGGCTAAACGCTTGGAGCTGTTTAATCGCACGATAGGTGTTGCAGCACGCATTGATAGCCTGAAAAAACTTGTGGAAACCGGTGATCGTGCCGTTGCAATGCAGGAACGTATCTGGGGATTTGCCCAAGACGGCAACAAACCTAAAACACCTAACCCGAATGAACATTCTTTTGAAAGCACAGATAAAGAATGGGATGAATTTCAATCCGCACTAAAACACTAGCTACACATTAATTACCAAGCCCCTTTCGAGGGGCTTTTTTTATGCCCCGAAGGAATACATCATGAGTAAAAGCAATACGCTCGAAAACTCTTTATTGTTGTTGTTATTCAACGCAACCACATTCGCTGATATTGCCGAGAACGATACGACAACACCGGCAACCAATCTGTATGTTTCATTACATACGGCCGACCCAGGCGAAACCGGCACGCAAGCAACCAGCGAGATCACTTACACAAGCTATGCTCGTGTCGCAGTAGCACGTACTTCCGGCGGCTGGACAGTGACCAATAACAGTGTATCACCGGCAGCAACCATTAGCTTTCCTGCAGGCACAGGCGGTTCAGGTACGGCTACCCATTTCGGTGTCGGTATCGGCGCATCTGGCGCAACCGTATTGCTGTATTCCGGCACAGTGACACCAAATATTGTGTGCGGCAACGGCGTTACGCCACAACTCACGACTGCTACAGCAATCACCGAGGATTAACAGAATGTGCGATTTGTTAGCCATTTTGGGTGGTGTCATAGTATTGACCATCTTATTTAAATCGCTTGTAGCGCATTATATGCAGTCGAAAAGACGCACGTTGCTTAAAAAACGGTTAGGAAACCTATAAATGGCACTGATTGTTACAGATCGTGTCAAGGAAACCAGCACGACTACCGGCACTGGTGCGCTGACATTAGCCGGTGCAGCGACCGGATTTCGTGCCTTTTCTGCTGTATGTAGCACGAATGATACGTTCTACTACGCGATTCAGGCGGTAGATGGCAGTGGTGCGCCTACTGGTGATTGGGAAGTGGGGCTTGGTACTTATTCCGGTGCAAATACCTTAACCAGAACCACGGTGTTAGCTTCAAGCAATGCCGGTGCTGCCGTGAGTTTGGCGGCTGGTACGAAGCAAGTGTGGCTGGATTTAGCGGCCTCGCAAGTGAAGTCTATTGCCTCGACTGACTATTCCGCACATTTTCTATTAATGGGGGCTTGATATGACCACCAATACACTTAAAGTCTTGGGGCAATCTAACCCATCTGCAACGACAGCAACAACACTGTACACAGTACCGGCTTCAACGTCTGCAGTATTGAGTACCTTGAATGTATGCAATCAGGCGGCATCTGCTGGTTCATTCAGAATTGCGGTGCGTCCGGCTGGTGCTGGATTAGCAGCACAACATTATTTAGCTTATGACGTGGCGTTGGGTGCAAATGATTCTATTGCGCTGACGTTAGGAATTACCTTGGCAACTACTGATGTAGTCACCGTATATGCAAGTTCTGCCTCTATGTCATTTAGTGCGTTTGGTACGGAAATTACATAATGTCATCGCAGTTTTATAGCGAAAAAAAGTACACCAATAGAATTATATATGGTGTTAAAGACCAATATTATAACTTTGTTAGTCTTTTGTTGCACATGGATGGATCAAGTGGCAGCACTACTTTCATGGATAACAGCCCATCACCAAGAACAGTCACAGCCGTTGGCAATGCTCAAATCAGCACGGCGCAAAGTAAATTTGGTGGTTCGAGCGGATTATTTGATGGAGCTGGTGATAGGCTAACAGCTACATTGTCTAGCGGCATTGCAGGTGACTTTGCCATAGAAGTATCAGTGTATATTAATAGTCTAGCTGCGATTGCGCCGATATTAACACTTGGTGATGGCTTTGGCGCAAGCGGATTATTATTTTATGTAACTACAGGGGGGAAAGTATCAGTATTTGGAAATAATTCCGTTTTAGTTACTGGTACAACTCAAACTGTCACCACTGGTTCATTTTTTGATTTAGCTATAACCAGAATCAGCGGAACGTTAAGAATGTATGTTAATAGCGTTAATGATGGAAGCACGGCTTATTCTGCGAATGTTTCACCAATATTGACCATAGGCGCAGAAGTTTATAATTCGGCGATAGGCTCTCAATTTAACGGCTATATTGATGAATTAAGAATTACAAACGGAGTTGGTCGCACCATATCAACGCAAACATTACCATTCCCTAACGGCTAATCAATCATGGCGCTTGGCTTTTCCCCGTTATCCGGTTCAGCGCTATCTGACTTAGCCGTTGTTGCTGGTGCAGGTACGTCCGATGCCGTTGGTGCAAGTGCTGGCAGTTCTACCGTTAGCGGTGCAGGTAATGCACTATTTAATGGCGTAGGTACAGACGCAGGCACTTCGAGCGTTAGTGCCGTAGGTAAAAGTTTATTCAATGCAGATGGTGCTGCATCCGGCACAGCCAGTGTTAGTGGTGAAGGCGATTCGCAAGTAAATGGTGGTGGCGCAGGGGCTTCCGATGGTGTGGCTACTGTTACCGCAGTCGGTGCAGCATTATTCACCGCAGATGGTGCAAGTACCGGTGCTGCAACAGTCAATGCAACCGGTAAGTCAACCGGTAATGCAATAGGTTCGATTAATGCAACCAGTGCCGTTGATGGTGTTGGTAGTGCTAATAGCGCATCAGTGGCAAGTGGTGATGGGTTAGCAACCGCCAGTGCGACAAGCAAATCAAGCGCAAATAGTGTAGGCGTAAGTAGCGCCACCAGCACTGTAAGCGCTACCGGTAATGCACAGTTAAGCAGCGTAGGTGCGGCAGACGGATCATCTACCAGTGCAGCAGTAGGTAATGCGGCATTTATTGGTGTAGGCGCTTCGAGTGCAACATCAACCGTAAGCGCTACCGGACAAGCGAATAGCCTGGCAGTCGGTGCAGCCGATGGGATTAGCACCGCAGACGCGACCAGCAATGAAAGTATTGCCAGTGTTGGCAGCGCGGCAGGATTGTCAACGGTTAGCGGTGTTGGTCAAAGTACCAGTGTAAGCGTTGGTGCAGTAAGCGCTACGTCAACTGCAACAGCAACCGGATTGTCAGTGCAGCAGGCCGTTGGTGTCATAGTTGGCGAATCAGCCGCTACCAGTACCGGCAAATCATTATTTAATGGCGTTGGTTCAGCACAAGGCACATCAAATTCTGTATCAGGCGCATTAGGCACGATTCAGGCAGTCGGTCGTTGTTCAGCCATAGCAGATGCAACCGCTTACGGGCAATCAGTCGCAGAAGCCATCTGCAACACATACGGTTCAAGCACGGCAATCGCCGGTGGTTATAGTCCACAAGCGCCGATTGAAATGCTGCTTGGTAAGGTGTTGCTCAAGACAGCGATTGGTTATGAAGCAGTGACCACATGGCCTGCATTGGATAAAACCGCGATTTATTTACATAACAGCGTTGGCTTTGATGAATTTACGACTAAGCCAACCGTTCAAGGACAACCGAGCATCAACGCCGCATTAAGGTCGCGCTCACCTACGACAAGGAAATCAACATCATGAGTGAGTTAGCAGCGTTATACAAAGGCAATGATATGGTGCTGGAATTGTCAGACTTGACCAATGAAACCACCGGCGCAACCATTAATGATGCAACCGTTATCGTGACCTTGGTTGATAGTGACGGCGCGAATGTGGTGGGTGACGTATGGCCTAAGACCATGACCTATGTGACCAGTAGCAGCGGTTTATATCGTGCAACCCTGCTGGACACCATGACCTTGACCGAGAATGCCAAGTATAAGGCCAAGATCAGTGCCAATGCCGGTGACGGTAAGCAGGGGTATTGGGAAAAAGACCTGATATGCAAGATTCGCAAATAGGGCTTGATGATAAATACAGGCAAGCGATTCATGCACTACCGCTGGACAAGTTAAACAACGCTTACAAGTGGATTGAAGGCAAGTATGGCATTGCTGGCAGACGTTGGTTATGCGCAAATGACCGCTTTTACCTGCTTTGTAAGGTATTGCACCGCAAGGACGCATGGAAGCCGTGGCTATTGTTGCGCTGCCGCGAGGTGGAAGCCGACCCAGATGGCTACTTGGATTTATGGGCGCGTGAGCATTACAAGTCCACCATCATCACCTTTGCCGGTTGCATTCAGGAAATCATTAGAGATCCTGAAATCACCATCGGGTTATTCAGTCACACGCGGCGCATTTCGATCAAGTTCCTGCGCCAAGTCAAGATTGAACTGGAAGGCAATCAGGATTTAAAAACCCTGTTTTCTGACATATTCTGGCAAAGCCCGAAAGCGGAAGCGCCAAGATGGTCGGATGATACCGGTTTAGTGGTAAAGCGTAAGACCAACCCGAAAGAGGCCACACTGGAAGCATGGGGCTTGGTGGACGGTCAGCCTACGTCAGCCCACTTTAAACTGCGTGTTTATGATGACGTGGTGACGCGCGAATCGGTCACGACACCGGAACAGGTGTTCAAGACTACGGAAGCGTGGGAATTGTCGGATAACCTGGGTGCAGCGCAGGCAGATGGAAGCCCTGGGCGATCATGGCACATCGGCACGCGATACAGCTTCGGTGATACCTATCAGTCGATACTTGACCGCAAGGCATTGATACCGCGTATCTATCCTGCTACCGATGACGGCACGCCGGACGGGAATCCGGTATTCCTGACGGTCAAGGCGTGGGTAGAGAAGAAACTGAAACAGGGTTCGGCAACGATTGCCACTCAAATGCTGCAGAACCCTCTGGCTGGCGATCAGGCAATGTTCAGGAAAGAATACCTGTATTTTGCCGAAGTCAGGCCAAAAACGCTCAATATCTACATTATGGTTGATCCTGCTTCCAGCAAGAAGAAAACCAGTGATAGCACCGCGATTGCGGTTATCGGTGTTGATGCGCAGCGCAATAAATATCTGCTGGATGGCTACCACCACAAAATGAGTTTAGCAGAGCGCTGGACTGCAATCCGTACTTTACGCCGCACATGGATGGCACAAAAAGGCGTGCAGGGTGTGTTCGTTGGTTATGAGCGCTACGGTATGCGCAGCGACCTTGAGTATTTTGAAGGCCAGATGGAAATTGATCAGGATGCCTTCACCATTAAAGAATTAGCCTGGACAAACGATGGCGCTAATGCCAAGTATGACCGCATTCAGCGTTTAGAACCAGATTGCCGCAACGGTCGCTTCTTCCTGATTGCACAGACGAAAGAACTGACGGCAACACAGGCCAAGGTCAAGAAAGAAGGCAATGGCTACCTGATATTGCAACCGATCAGACGTTGCGACCATACCGGCAAGGTGTACAACCTGACATTGAACTTTGTGCAGCAGTTCCTAGCTTACCCGTTCGTGTTGCACGATGATTTGTTAGATGCCGCCAGCCGTATCTACGATATGGAAGCCAGAGCGCCG